CATGATATTCAAACTCCTCTATGCTTCTATTGACTATGTCATCGTTGTCACTGGCCAATACGCAAAACTGTCCGGGATGAAAGCTGAGCCGCACATCCAGGCTACGTGCTGTTTCGCCAATGGGTGCAAATATTCGTTCCAAGTGCTGTTGCACATCTGCCTGTTGCCACCAGTCCTTCCAGTCTGCTTCGGTATAGCCCTGCAACATTTCACTGCCCAGTCGAACCATTCTACGTTCAGCCGGTAGCTGAGCCACACGTTCAATCATCTTTACAGCGGCCGTAGTATTGTGATTCATGATGTCCCATTGCCGCTGTTCAGCTTCGGCAGGATGTTCACGCAACCAACGCATGGTGGTGCTACGCCCGTTCAATTCTCTGTTGAGGGCATTCACCTTCATGCCTTTTACTTCAGTGGGAGCATCAAGCCATTTGCAGGCAAAACCAATCCTTGGGGTAGTAAATGTATTCATACTGCTAGTTTAACAGTATATGAATTTTTGGTCAAGCAATAAATCCTTGTCCGGTTATACCATGATGCCATGTATAAAATGAACCAGGTATAACAAAATACCACAGCCCTGCTCGGCTGATCCAAGTGGTGGGGGTGCTGGCAAGATGCAAATAGCGTGGCAATACTTCCAATCCATTTACGCTAAATTCAACAATTTCCAATGCACCACGACATGCATCCACCATTTCCACACCAATGCTGATGTCGGCCAATAGATCCATTTTAAACTCAAAGGAATTTGCTCCCGACTTGATGTAAAGATTTGTATCATTGATTCTACAATGACCATAAGGTTCACCGTGACGGACTATGCGTAACTGCACTGTTAATTGGTCAACTGTGTCAATAGCCGTAATGTCGGAGAAATTGTTCATATCTGGGTGCATAATCTAAAATGCTGTTTTGTCTGTTGGTTTCAAAAGTCTTTAAAAATTTAACCAATTGTGTTCTTGCAACATCTACATCACCGGGACGTTGATAAGTGGTTAAAAATTGATGGTAATCCAATACTGTGTTGGCTATAACATCTGCTATAATATCATTCCTACGTATGTTGGCATGAGGTGTTTTATTTAAATTGTATTTTGCAATCAACTGTTCTAGGCGTCCAACGATCTCTTCTCGAATATCATGGGGCAACAATTCTATACGTAAAACATCTGGTTTAAATAATATACTACAGCTTTCGGCTATAATACGTTTATCAATCATATACTCAAACATTTTATCTATTTCGTTAACAGTAAAAATATTTGGAGTTATTCTTAAACTGATGTACAATCGCGAATCATTACGCAACTCTAGAAATCGATCTATGTTGGCCAATATATCACCAATCTTACCGGGGTAGCGTATATAGTCATTTAACGGTGTAACAGACTCGATACTTATGCCCAAATGGAATTCTTTAAACTCAGTGATCAGCCGTTGTATTCTTGCATCATATATTGTACCGTTGGTAGTGGTTCCTACAATAATGTTTCGGGCCAACCCAGTCTCTATTAGACGTTCGCATATTGTATAAAATGCCGGATCATATAGTGTTTCGCCACCTAAGAAATGTATATATTTTAAGTCGGGTATTGTGACAAGTTCTTTGATGAATTTTTCTACTGTTGCAGGGTTTCTAGTCCAAGACTGATACTCTGCAGGATTGGCAAATTGTACAGAATTAAGTTTGTGTAACTTTTTATACTCGGTATGCAGTTGACTACTAGCAACAGGATCACACATTATACAGGCACTGTTGCAGGTATTGCCTAGATCAATTTGCAAGTCAGTAGGGTAATAGTTGCTGTGCCCTTGATTCTTGTAACTGTGTAAAAAACTTTCGTAGTGCGGGCTACTGCGAGCTGTGAGTGCGAAGTTGTTTGTTTGTATTCCGCTTTTAAGTAATTGTCTAGTTCTTCCGTTTAACTTACCAAATGAATCTTCATAATAACAGGTCGCACACCCTGCAGGTTTTTCGCCATCTAATAAATCTTGACGCAACGATTTCATTCTTTCACTGTTATAAAATTGCATAACACTGGTATTGGCCAAGTTTACATCATGAGTTTTTGTTTTAAACCATCTGCACTCTTCAAAACTGCCATCGTAGGAGAGTCGTAGATGGAACCAAGGACTGGAGCAAAACGAATCTTCTAGCATCGAATTAATCTATAATGCCAAAGTTGGCCCAACGTGCGTCACCCAGTGATACCCACCCCAAGGGTCCACCTATACTGGGGTTTTCGTTGAACACCACTGTGCCTTTGGGCATGTTATCCGCGGGCGGAGAGGGTCTAGTCAAGAATTGCATGTTGCCCAATTGTAACTGAACTATTTCGGTTGTACCGTCGGATTTCAATGTAACGTTGTTTTTGCCGTTGCTGCTTAAAATTAAATCATGATCTCTTCGTGTACCAAATTGTGCTGTGTTCAAACTGACTTTGCCTAGACCCAGCTCAATCTCTTCATCCCAAATGCTGAGTGCAGTGCTGGGATCCATGGTGTTGATGCCCACTCTACGATTGGTGGTGTACAAGGTTTCACTTAACAGTGTTTCACCTGCTGTTTGTAAATCCCTCAACACTCCCACTGACTGTAGTCTACTGTTGAGCACTGCTGTGGTCAAAGTATTGCCTTCAATTACCACTCTGTTATCGATGGTGAGTTTGGCAATGTCTAGAGTTTGTGTTTGCAAATAAGTTAATATACTGTCGTGTGTGGCCGACGATATTGAATTGACATCCTCCAATATATTTTGATAGGTTTGACTGTTTCTAGGTATAGCACCTTTGATGATTAGATCGCCATCGATTACAGCATCACCACGCACCTCGAGCTGTGCAGTATACAGGGTGTTTTCAAATACAGTTCCAGCATCCATTATGGTAAGTTGACACTGTGTGGCTCTGTCATCAATACCGACACTGGCAAAGTTGGCTACAACACCGCCTGAGATATTATCTCCAGAGATGCGTAATGAATTTAAGTCTATGGCAGATGCTGGTATACAAGCAGTAGCCAGACTAAGATGTTGGCCTTGAGTATTGAGTACATCTGTAATGGCAGTTTTAACCATGGGTTCCATGTCTATTCTGCCGATTCTTTGATCAACCAAGGTGCCGACTCTTGTGGCGTAATCTTCGTCGATACGTTGTATGATAGCATCACCGGCTTCAATTATGCGAGCGTCCAAGCCGGACAAATCGGGTTGAAAGCGAGCCACTTGCTGATGTACTTCAGAGGTGATGATGGAGTTGATTCTATCAGCAGTGATCAACTCTGCAATACGCTGAGCAACAGTGTCGGCAATGGATGCACGTACCTGTTCTTGTACCTGTTGTAATACCTGCTGAGTGATGTCTTTTACTAGATTTCCAAAACTGTCATTGAGTTCCATTGATTTCCATTTTTAATCGAATTTAATAGTGATCACATGTTCATAATTCTTAGACGTCAATCCCTTGTACATGAGATTTTTATGAACTAGAAAACCACCAGCTCCAGCATCAGTGCTGAATTTTGCCAACTGTTTAAAATACATTGTCCTACGAGCAAACTCACCAAAACTCTTTAACGAATTGTTATTTTGCACTATTGCATAAATCATTGTGCTCCACGCAGATCTATCCTCTGTGTCCCATGAATGATTTTGTAAAAATACCGTTGCAGTGTCCACAGTTCTAGCTACAGCGGGCTGACTAAATTCACGATCCCTATAATCTTGATTTTTATAGTCCCGTAATGTAGTTATCACACAACTGTCGGCCAAGTTACAAATTTTTGCTATTGCATCTTTTTGACCCTGTTCAGAATCACTGTAGGTAAAATATTCGTCAACTGCTACAACCAATTGGAACTGCTTGTGGTATGCGTCTAATTCTGTTTCGGGTATGTACGCAAATTCAACTCCGCACAGAGTCAAATACTCTCTTGCTTCTGAGCTAACAGCAGTGACCGAAACTGGTCGAGCATAGTCAACAAATAAAAAACTACTAAACCCCACACACAACACTGTGGTGGGAATTAAATTATGAAATTGTGCAACATTGCTCAAAATATCTTGTTTTTTTGCAACTATATCGGCATGGCGAACATTGTCTCTAATGGCCAACATGTTAGCATCTCCCACCTTGATAAAATCTTGCATCGGCAATCCTTGTTATGCAAATATTTATAAAGTGCCACGAGCAAGATCTAATGTAACACAATGAAATCCACCACCCAGTGTGCGACTATGTCTCAGTGTTCTGGGCACAACTGTGAAATTCTTTTTTAATAACGTTTCAATCAACTCATGCTGTGCTGCATCTACAATCACTGTTTCGGGATCAATCACCAACATGTTCATGGCTATCCATTTGCTTGCGTAGGGATATTGATAAAAATTTTGGGGCACAACATCATCAATGTATATGCACTCCCAATCACGGAACACCCGCGGACAATTATCAGGATTTACTCTTGATGCATTTAACAACACCAGGCCCTCACGTACGGGCACAATAGTTGAATCAATATGCACACCTGCGTAAAAATTACACAGTTCTATTGTAACATCGGGAAACTGTTCGCACAACCACTCGTATGCCGCTCGATTGCCCGAAGCTGATTCTAAAAATAACCAAGTTGTGCCCAGTCTACACACATTGGCCGCATCAAGTATTAGCCCTTGATCTCGAGGCATGTGCAACACAAGGCCTGCTGACATGGCGACATGTGCCAGTGCTTCTCTCTCCATATCTCTGCAAGGATACATCATGGCACAATCCACCACAGTGTCGCCCCATACTAAAAATCTATCTCTAGGACAGTAGTTGTACATACCACCAAACTCTTGAAAATTCATCTCGGCCGGACGCCAAACATCTACACCATGTTGTTCCAGTGTAGTACACAATATCTCAAGATCTTCATTGGCTTCATCAATTATGTGTTGCGGCACAGCACCTGTGGGCACCGGGGTTTTGTTCCATGTGGTTTTTGTACTCTCTTGAGCAAACACTGGATCCTCGGTGGGCCAATTGGCCCAGTCGGCTGTACCCACCACTGTGCGTTTTAATGTATCCCACTCGTTGACTGTGTTGATCATACATGCCCTGTAATTTGTACTGTGTATCTTGGTGCTGTTCCTGTATTTCCCGCCATGTGTGGAGTTGCCCACGACCATTCTATCACTGTGCCAGCTGACCAAGGCGCAATGTCTTCCCCGGCACATTCACTGAGATGTCCCGGTTGCCATGCTTCTAAAAATACTATGGCTCTACGTATACGGTGTTCCTGCCCTTGCAATCCAAATAACTCAATGTACCTAACATACCTATCTTGATGCACCGGCAATACCGTACCCGGCATCATTCTATAATAACTGGTGCCAATGTCTCTCCACCCGTATCTAGAGAAAAGGTCAACGAACCTATGGTTCCATCGCGGCTGTGGTTTACGCATGTCGCACATGTCTCCGGTGACATTGGTTATGCCTTGTTCTGCCCACGTTTCGAGTTGTACCGGGTCATTGAATTCTTCGCGGGCATAGTCAAGATCCCGATATTCTCCATTGGTCCAAAAAGGAGTTATTACATGTCTACTGTATTCTTGTGTTGCCATAATGTACCACTGTTACGCCTGTATCAGTTGTTGTGTAAGTTCTCCAGGGATCAATCACTACACTGCCTGACTCAATGCCGCAGTATAATTCTTGCTGGTCCAATTCGCCTGCATACCCATATGTTATTTGACGATTGTGGGCCAGTAGTACAACACCCAGCACAGATTCAGGGTTGGTGTTTTCTGTTAGTGGGTCTATGTACGTCGGGGTAATGCCCATTTCTTTTAAATAATGCCCCACCAATAAACTATAACTGCCTTCGGTGTAGGCTACTCCCGGCTTGTAGGCTCGGCCGTGTATGTACACCGGCAGTGCTGTGGCATTATAATGCTGGCATACAAATTCTGCCATGTTACGTGCCTGTTGTTCTCTTGCTGTCATGATGGTGTCAAATAAATCATAACCGAGATCCAAACGTTCTGCAAGGTAACGCAAGGCAATGTTATCTCTGGGATGACAGGGCCCTGCATCGCCCATTCCTGCTGTCATGTATTTTGGTCCCATGATACGCATGGTACTTTTAGCCAAGGCATCAGTTACTACATCAACATTGATATTGCCCTGTTTAACAGCGACATCCTGTATCATGTTTACCAAACCAATCTTCGCGGAGATGAATGTATTGTAAAACACTTTGATACATTCGGCTTCGTCCCACGTGCCCACTACGTAACGTGGATTGTTCTCCATTATTGTACTATAGAAATCGGTTAACAAGCGAGCATCACCAGTCTCGCTTCCGTCTTCTGTACCAATTATAACCATCTCGGGGTTAACCATGTCCCACTCTACTGAACCCATGGCGATTAAATATGGGTTATAAATGAAACGTGCGTTGGTAATGTTCTTCTTCAGTTCTCTCCGTGTAGTGCCGGGTAAAACTGTGGAGATAAGTACCACTAACTGCTGGGGTGTTGCAAATTCATTTACTTGTTTGAGTACTGTGTTCACTATTGTATAGTCAAAGTCTCGATTCTCCAAATGAGCAATGGGTTGTTCTCCACCGTAAGCAACATCATGCGGAGTAGGAACTGCAATAAATATTAGGTCTTTCCCTGCTACTGCTTCCTGCAATGTAGAGGCAATTTTGATACGGCTACTGGCAACTGGATAAATATCATAGCCGGTTACTGTGTGTTTTCTTGCCATTACTTCGGCACAAGCCAACCCTAGTTTCCCTACCCCGATGAATCCTACATTATACTTTTTCAACTATGTTCTCCTTAGAAGCATTTTATAATATTTTACTTAAAAATCTATTAATTCCAGTCAAACTGAATTATTTTTATTTTAACGCACCGGGATCAACAGAGCCCGATGATCTCAGATCTCATACGCTTGGTACCACACATCTTACAAATTTTGTACTATTCAACGATCAGGAACCATTATATCTAAACAATTTTAATAAACTACACCATCCCAACCATCAAACTGTTGTATTGCCATGGAATTTATATCTCAAAGTATACAACCTAAATCCATTAAAAAATAACCACTTCAATGTATTGGCTAATTCAGAACACAGTTTGGAAAAAAATATTATTATTAATACTCTAGGATATTACGATTGGTACTATTTTTGCCACGGGCTTGTTGCACTGGACTGGTACAGAAATATTAGATATATGCCACCTATTCGATCATTTTCAAAAGTATTTATATCCTTTAACTATCTGTTTACAGAAAATCGCAGTTATAGATTAACCTTGATTGCCGGCCTCATGGATGAAAACCTCCATGGTCAAGGATATATATCTTTGAATAATGATAACAGAACCGATAGGATAAAACAAGAAATTTTTTCCACAGACAGTAAATTATCGTTGTCTGCAAAATCTTTAATAAAAAAACACCTGTTGCCCTGCTCTCCAGAATTTGTAATAGACACTGAAAATTTCCAAGGCGAGCTCAGTGCCAATGACAATTTAGATACCCTGTGTCAAGGGTTGTTTCATTTGGTAACTGAAACTATATTCTACGATGAAAAATTACATCTAACTGAAAAAATATTCAAACCCATAGTGGCACGTAGGCCTTTCTTTTTGCTAGGAGCACCCGGAAATCTTGCTTATTTAAAAACATATGGGTTTCGCACGTTTGATCAGTGGATTGACGAAAGCTACGACAACGAACTAGATCCAGACCAACGCATTGCTAAAATTGTATTGGAGGTAAAAAGACTGTGTCAAATGCCCGAGCATGAATTAAATCAAATTTATCAAGAAATGCAGGACACTTTAGAATATAACTTCAACTGGTTTTACGGTGGATTTAAAAAAGCGATTGTTGACGAACTGGTTGACAATTTTAAGGCGTGTCTTGATCAACACAACTCCACACCCGATTACTCTAGAAACTATATCAACGTCAATGACATTGATTTTGATTTGGTGAAAAAGCGGTTAGCACAATAAATACTTGAAATAGAACAGTTGAAACTGTCAAACAAGGAGCTGGAATGGGTGATATATTTAAGGTCATAGGCGATCTAGGAATGCCAGTGGTTGCAGCATTGGCGGGAGGATACTTTGTGTATCTCACATTGAAATTGTTATTGGCTGGAGTACTCAGCAACATCAAAAGCATGGCTGGTATTATCACAGCCCTGGATAATCGAGTCAAAACAATGAATCATGATGTTATAAGAATCGACACTGTGGTATCAAATGCTCTAGGTTTAAAACCCGATACAGATCGCATCAGCCGAGCCGATGGTAAATCAGATGCGAGAAGAGATTAATGAAACACTGGGACTACACATGGGACGTTTACCCCAACTATCTATTAATAGATCGCGAGTTAGATTTAGATAACTTGGGTTGGAAAGCAGGAGATTTATTTAGACTTGAAAACTATAATGGACAACCTATGCTTAAAAAAGTTGATCCTGTAGAAAAATTTCTAAGAGGATACGAGTAATGGACATTGTAGAACTGGTAAACAAATATGGATTCCCTGTTGTAATGATGGTGGGACTGGGATATATTATAAAATATGTATGGGAATGGGCTACAAAAGAAGTCAAACCTGTTATCTCAGATGCCAACACTGTGCTTATCGCACTGATTGATAGAATACGCATGTTGGACAACGATCTTATCAGATTAAATCAAAAGGTCAATACTGTGTTACATCTGCGTGGCAAAAGTATCGAACATGAACGTGTAGCAGCTGAACGAGAAATTAACAAAACAGTTGACGACAAAGAAGCTTCAGGCGGTAACGGTTAATTACTTGCTGGTGGCACGGTAGGTGCCTGACCAGTCTTTAGGCACACCTTCTATCAATCTCAAGCTCATGTTTTTGTAGTACTCAGTTAATTCTGGCGATTGATTTGTACAATACTCCACCATTTGCAGTGCCTTCTTCCAATTGCCCGAATAGTAGTGTCTTAAAAACTCTTGGTGACCTAATTTAGTTTCAGCCAGTGTATAAATTTTTACACCTTGCGTTTTACCTTTCACAGCAATGCAATCCAGTTCAGCCACGGGATATGTATCTCGAACCAATTCCGCAGTGCGTTGACCAAGTACAATCTTGACACCGTACGGTTTGCTTTGTCCTTCCAGTCTGCTTGCCAAATTGACGCCATCACCCAGGCAAGTATAGTCAAAGCGTTGATCAGATCCCATGTTACCCACCACAACAGTTGCACTGTTGATGCCAAGCCCCATGCCAAAAGCCGGCACACCTTCTGCTGTAATTTCTCTATTAAATTCATCCAAACTTTCCATCATTTCCAATGCTGTGCGTACTGCGTCTACCGCATGTTGCGGGTTATCCAAGGGTGCATTCCAAAATGCCATTTGTGCATCACCAATGTATTTGTCCAGTGTGCCCTTGTTCTCAAGTATCCTTTTGGTCATTGCTGTCATGTAACGATTCATGATCTTTGTAAGACCCTGCACATCTGCTCCGTAGTGTTCACTGATGGTGGTGAATCCACGCACATCTGTAAACATGATCGACAGTTCACGTTCCTCACCGCCCAAGGTCAACAGTTCAGGTTGACGTTGTAACTGTGCCACTAGGTCTGGACTTAGATAGGTTCCAAACTGCCGTTTAATTTGTTGTTTTTGTAAGAACTCGCTTACAAATTTAACGCCGTAGGCATGAAGAACCACAAGTACAACACCAGCCAACAAATAACTAGCATCAACAAGCCACGCATACTGCGAATAAAGCAAATGACTGATAGGCACAACACTAAAAAGAACAACCAGGGTAGTAATAATTCCAACATACATCCACCTCGCTAATGTTAATAATATTATACTTGTCACTACCAGTGCAATTAATTCTGCACCATCGGCCCATGCTGGGCGTTGTATATTTACTCCACGAGCTATAGTGGCTATCACCGCAGCTTGTACATCTTGAGGCCATACTGCACCCGCGGCAGTGGGCACTGGATTTGCTATGCCCGCGGCAGTGACTCCCACTATCACCACAGCACCCGCAAAGTCCTGGGGTAAATTGGTCATGCCCACCGAGTGGCTCTTTTGACTCCAATCTATCCAAATTCTTCCTGATCTGTCGGTGTCAAGTATGCCAATTGCACCGGGACCACGCATTTTTTCAATGCCCAAGTCTGACATTTTGATTTGAAAGTTGGTGTTGCCCTCTGCTGTCATTAGTGCAGCCAAACTACTGGACGGATACAAGTTGCCATCAATTGCCACTACCAAGGGCATGCGACGAACAACACCGTCAATTTCTGGCAGTGTGTTAACTATGCCCGAGCCTGCACCAGCGAACTCTAAAGCAGGAATGTTTGCTATCATGCCGGGATATGTGACTATGAGCTCGCTGTGATTGCTTCCTACAACACTGGAGCCGGGCGGACGCGGAGTGTTTTTATTTTTATCTGCAGGAATGTTACTGAGCACCACTGGATACTTTTTTAATGCTTGAGTCAGTGCCGCGTCGCCACCGGACCTATCCCGTTCACTCATTACAATATTAAACACCACTAAGCCGGCACCCCGCCGGTAAAGGTCTCGTATCAAGTCGGCATACACACGTCGATCAAACGGATACTGTCCATGCTGTGCTATTGCGGCTTCGTCTATGTTGACTGTGTAAATGTTGTTTTCTGTGGCGGTTTTTGCGGTGATTACGGTGTCAAAATAGCGTAATCGCACACTTTCCACAAATGTAGGGTCGGCAATTCTAACAGCCACTACCAACACCAGTGTAAGTAAGGCTGTCCAAGGACTTGTTAATATTTTTCTCATTTTAAGTTTACCCTTGTGTATTAATGTTATAGGTAGGATTGTTTTTTACACGTTGCTTGCATTTTATGACTCTTGGATTTAATCCAGTGGTCCGTGTTAGTTAAAGCGGACTTGCACTCTCGTTCTGACGCAAACGGAATTCTTATTATAAATTCTGGGTCCGCAGGGGTATTTACATTTATTGTTATTATTAAAAGTATCCACATGTTATTGTATTTTAAACTTTACGTATTCTGTAATTAAATCGGCTACATCCACACCACAATAGGTTTCAAATCCCAAAAATCCCGGATTGCTATTGGCCTCGCATACTCTAAATCCTCTGGCATCAAACAGGAGATCAATTCCGGCTATGTCCAAATTGAGTGCCTTGGCTGTTTCTCTTGCTAGAAAATCAATTTCTTCAGTAACTTCAAAGTTTGAACCAGTGCCACCATTGGTGATGTTGGCACGAAAATCGCCCTCGGGTGCTGTGCGTTTCATTGCACCTATCACTTTGCCACCTATCACCAACACACGTAGATCTTCGCCCACACGCTCGCCGAGATATTCTTGCACTATCAATGTTTTTTTGTTGCCTAGATTTTTAATAAACTCCATGAGCTTTTTGAAATCCCTACTGCGTTCGCAGAGATAAACTCCTTCGCCGTAACTTCCAGTCACAACCTTGACTACACAAGGGAATCCTATGTTGTCTTTAACCAAGGTTTCGTCTATGGGAAATCTCACCATCATGGTGTTGGGAATGGGTATACCGTGGCGGCTTAGAATCTGGCTGGTACGCAGTTTATCTTTTACAGTTTCTATAGCAGTGGCACCATTTACACAGGGTACTCCGGCTTGTTCAAAATGTCTAACCACAGCCAACTGAAATGGCAGTATTCCGGCGCCCAGTCTCACCAGCACCAACTTGGGCATTTCAATGGTTTCACCTCGCAGTTTAATACCTTGACGTATGTCACGATCCACAATGATATCAAAATCATCAGGATGTGCCATCACAACTGCTATGCCTTTTTTGGCAAAACTCTCCATTAATCGCTCGCACTCGTATTCGTTGCGATCTAATTTAGTTAATATCAACACTGTCATTGAATTTCATTCCAAGTTACTATTTCCCAACGTCCATCATGATGTTCTACCAATGCCGTACACGACTCAACCCAGTCACCGTCATTCATATAAACAATGCCATCAATGTCGCGTATTTCTGCTGTGTGTATGTGTCCACATATTATACCTTGATAACCCTTGCTTCGGCAATAGTTTGCCAGTAATCGTTCAAAATTTAATATATAAGTTACTGCTTGCTTGGTGTGGTGTTTGATCCACTTGCTCATACTCCAATAAGATAACCCCAACTTGGATCTAAGTATTGCCCAATAGTCGTTGAGTTTGATAATGATGTCGTACAATCGATCACCAATGTGCATTAACCAACGTCCCGAACTGGCATGCATCAAACTGTCAAACATGTCGCCGTGTATTACTAGATATCTATTGCCATCTAATCCCACATAATCGCAACGATTTACCACAGTTAAGTTGCCCAGCACAGGAATAAAATGCAACCACTTGCGTAGTACTTCATCGTGATTACCTACGACATACGTTACCTGTGTACCACGTTTGGCTATTTTTAATATTCTACGTATAACATCAGAGTGACTTTCGGGCCAATACCAATTTTGTTTAAGTCTCCATCCGTCAATAATATCACCGACTAGATACAAGTTATCTGAAGTATTGTGTTTTAAAAAGTTATTGAGTAGTTTGGCCTTGCATCCGCGGCTTCCTAAATGTGTGTCAGAAATAAAAATAGAGCGATAAGTTTTTGGCATAACCATATTTATCAGCTCTATCTGTACATCTAGATTAAAACAGTATTAAATCTTTACAAGCGTCCACTTTGTTGTAAATGTTTTGCCTTCATCGCGGTGTTTAAAGATTTTTTCAAACTCTTTCTTACGTAGCTCTGCCATCTTTTCAGCATCGTGTGAAAGACAAGCCTGATACAACTGTTTAACTAATTTATTTTGTTTCATTGCCCATCCTCCTTTGTAATATTATTGTAACAAAGTATTTAGTATTGGTCAACCAAATTAATTTCTTATATAACTCCAACCTGATCCGCACGGGTTACACTGTATCGTCATGCCACCTTGATTGGCCTGTGTGGGATTGGTTTGTTGAATAGTGACTCCGGCACCTGTGGCACCATTTAGCCAAAGATTAAATGTTTTATCTGTACCCACACCGCCCGATTGTGCGACATCTACAGTGTTGTTGTTGTTTACGGTTCCCGCAACACCGGTTATGGTCATGCTGTGCGAGCCTGCACCAGTTTGTGAGATTCCGATATTGTTAGCCGAGCCATTTAAGTTTTGTATGTTGGCAGTATGATTGCCGGCACCATCTTGAAACAGTACAACTCCGTTATTAATGCCCGAGGGTATTTCAACGGAGGCAGTTTTAGCACTGGTGCCCTGTTGTGTAATGTTTATATTAGTATTATCGGCGGCGCTGGTTTTGCCCAATGTTAATGTTGCTGAATGTCCTACTCCATCCTGTGCAATTACTATTGTGTTGTTATCACCTACTTGGTCAATATTAACGGTGTTATCCGCGGCCCACACATTAAAACACAATAAGGTTAAGAGTAAACGTTTCATTTTTGTATTAAAGTTATAGTAGTAGTGCCACCTGAATTTACACGATTCTTAAATTCCAATGCACCTTGTGTCATGTAGATAGTTGATGATTGTCTAACGGGAGTGGTCACACTCATTACATCACTGCCATTATCACGACTCAGTGTCACTGAATTATCGTCCACTGTGGCTACAATTCCTGTTATAGCAATATAGTCCGGTAATAATCCCGATTTGGTATTGTTTAATAAATTGATCTGTGCGGCCATTTGTGCATTAACAATGTCCAATATATTTGCTAAGAAGTTTTGATCCAAAAAATTACGACTAAGTGTATCTTTAAATATTTCCTTTTGTTCAGCTTCTAACACGTTCACTAAGCCAGTTTCCTTTAAGAAGTCAACATCTAATGCACCCTTGCTGTCCAAGTGTACTTGTGTTTTTTCATTGTTGCGTTCCAATTGTCGAGGTGGGCTAATGATCAACATGTTGTTGATGGCATCTTCGCTTAGTTTTAACACCACTGGTTTTAAAGGTACAATACCGCGGCTTTCCACTTTGGTGGCTTGAAATGCTTGATCTAATAAAACCTTTCCAGCATCAGTAATAACTTCAATTTGACCTACACGACAATCACGCTCAACATCACGGTATCCTGCAGGGCAACTGGGCAGTAGTATAATAGTACTGGCACCAAGTTCATCAACTGTGGTGCTAAAGTCCGTACCACGAACAGCAATGGTGGCAGTGGGAGTGTTGATAGCGACGCGACTGGGATTATCTTTGGCTATGGCTCCGCTAGCATATCGCACAGTGCCCGAGGCCATGTTGAGAGCTAGTCGACCTGCTGTGGGTTTTTTGGGGTCGTAAACAAAGTCGTCAATGATTAATTTTGAATTTTCATTGACTTGAACTTGCGTATTATCTTGGAATGTTATTCCTACTTTGCCACGTGCTGTGCGTATCGCATCCTGCATCTCCACTGCCGAGCCCTTCTGGCCCTCCAGTGTCTTGGCTGACCGTTGTATCGAAGGCGGAATATTGATTTGATCCGTTATGGTGCCCACTGCCGCGATGCCGTTTGGCAACGTGCTCAGCAAGTAACCGGATAGTAGTAGCTTCCATGTTAATCCTCTTTGATAAACCACGAACATTTTTGTAGTTCCTTCATGACTTCATCATTTGTAGTACAATAAGTACGTGCTGCCATTTCTACAAAATTTAACCAACGACTACCCAGATCTTCTTGTCCATCTGCCCACTGTTGATACATGGATTTAAGTAGCCATTGATTCATATTAACGATTATTTTGATTTACAGTAATGGTACTGCCACTGCCGGCAATTTTTAAGTTACTGATGTTGTCACCAGCTGTGCCCTGCTGTGTTACAGAAACTGTGTTACCAGAACCAGTTAAATCCACTGTGGACTGATGTCCAAATGCTCCACCTGATTGTGCCACTGTTAATGAGTTGGCAGAACCTGCTACGGTTGCAACACTTGATCCGCCTGTGCTTTGCAAATCCATTGACACTGTGTTATTACCTGTGCCAGTCACTGCCAGTGTGCTGGTGATGCTGTCACCCAATGCTGTTACTGTGGTTGCATTGTTTCCACCCACTGTGTTCACTGTTACTGTGTTGCTGGCACCAATGGATTTGATGTTGGTGGTGTTGCTGTTTCCAGTTTGTGTTACACCAATGTTGTTTGCTGTGCTGTTGTTGGCAGCTTCACCAACTTGAATAGTTGCTGTGCTGTTCAAACTTGAAGTTATGCTGTAATTGACAGTTGTGGCACCCACTGAGGTATCAGTTTGTATTCCCAATTTCAACATGTTACCGCCACCAACTTGATTCACAGTGACTTGATTTCCGTCACCATAAATTTTAGCTGGTGTTTGGTTACCGGTGCCTGTTCCCGGCAAACCTCTAACTGTGTTGCCGGCACCATCTTGTGTGACAGCAATAGTGGCATTGTCTCCGGCTTGATCAATATAGATGCTGTTGTCAGCAGCATAAACTAAATTGATTGTGGCTAGCATTGTTATTATTGTTTTGGCTAGTTTAATTTTCATATCATTTTTCCTTTGGCTTTGAGCCCGATTTATTCTTTTTTGTTGGTTTAACTTCCGCTTCTGCAACCGTGCCGGCGGGGGTTTCCACTGTTGTTGGGACTTCTGCTACTGGTACCGGTGCTGGCTCCAGTGTTGGTTCTGGTTTGCGAAAATCCCAAACACCTTTACGCTCACCTTCTTTGATTAATTCTACCACAGCAGCTTCTATTGTGGCCTTAACTGCCAGTGTGCCGGGTTCATTCATGGTTAATCCGGCTTCGGCTTCAAATGCCTGTGCACCGTTGTCTAAAAACTTCAGCACAGCCACACTGTCTGCTGTGCTGTATACTATTTTAGTCACATGCACCGCTACCAATACTCGACCAGTGTTGACACTGATGGCTCGCAAACTAATAGTTACTGTGTCTTTGCTGTACTGTGTTTGTGATCCTATGCCCAAAAATCTATGTGCGGCACCGCCCGATTCAGATCCCGAATCGTATCCTATTATGCCACCTTCCATGATAATACCAGCAAACTGCATGGGCATTAACGGTTTAGCATCCTTACCTTCGTATGCTTCACGCATTTGTCGTATAATCAATCGTTCTTTTGTCAATGCTTCAACATTGATTCTTTCCACTACATCAAACCAAGCACCATGCCCAACGTCTTGTAGGGCTTTGATTAAAAATACTTCAGCACCTTGTGTAACTGCTGTGCTCAAACTGGCAATGCCCGATACTGGTTTGCGTTGTCCAGTTTTGTCAGCAAAACTATAAACTGCCACTGTGAGACGTCGGCCGTCGGGTGCGGGTATCGAATCAAACTCTCTTTGCATTTTGTTTGGTACTACTTCGGGGCGATACTCAAAGCCGGCCTTTTGTGTAACAGCACAACCGCCAAGTGATAACGCAACAAGTAATATTAGTATTTTTTTCATATTAAAATTGGAATTGTCCCAATGGTACTGTGACCTGCGTTTGGTTCCCCACAGAGTCTGTCACTGTAAGGTATACATTTGAGCTGTCTCGGTTCCAGAATATTGTATTGCCTTCGAAATTTAGTGTGCCCGAAGTACTACCACCCGAGGCAAACATGGCAGTGGCCAAATTCTGACTGATCTGTGCGTAGATACGACTTTCCAAGTTGTTCATGAACTTGGATAAATTGGTGTTTTGTGCGGCTGTGGCCTGTGCCTGTAGTGCGGCTTGAATATCTTTGGCTATCTGTTGTCTTCGAGTGAATTCTTGATTTTCAATTGTGAGAACATGGCTGCTGTAGCCACTGCCGTTGAAACTGGGACTCTTAAAACCATAGTCAGCAATAGGCGAAGAAAAGGCAAAAGGCGTCCATACAACGACACCGATTGCTAGATAAAACTTATTATTATTTTTATACATATTCTAGCTCCTAATACTATTTACTGAGAGCCAGAGTATTTTAATAACGCATTAGAACGTTAGATACGTTTGATGCCCAATTGACGATAGATGTGTTGTACTGCTTGGGCTTGACTTATACAATCTTCTAGGGCATTGTGAAGTCCAACCTTGTTACGTTCACGTGGGTCACCGTGTACTGCAAACAGTGTTCTGCTGTCACGTATTTGCCAGAACTGCCACGGAGTAGGCCACTCCTGTTGACGATAGAGATTTTCCAATATAGCAATGTCAAACACTGGGCCTTGACACCAAATGTCGTCAGCACCCACTAGAAATCTGTTTAATTGTTGATACATTTCTCTTAGGGAAACTCTATCATTTTCGCCAAATGCTTCTTCGTATACATCTGCACTTTGTCGACTCCACCATTCCAGTGTGTCATCTTGCACAGTTCTGCCTAGAGCAGTTTGCTCGTCCACGTTGATTCTAAAGTAAAGGCTGTTGTTGCCAATAATTGAGTCGCTGAATGGATTAAATTTCACTGCACCCAGTGTCAGTACCACACAGTCGGGTCTAGTGCCTAACGTTTCAAGGTCTAACATTACAGAAGTCATAGTATTATTGTATAGGGTTATTTGGCGGTTGTCAAGTGTTTTGCTGATTCGGCTGCCACTACTCGTTTGCGTAGACTACTGCTACTAAACGAATGATCTCTGCCGTTGAATATGCAACGAATGTTTCTTTGAGCACAGGCTTGATCACCACTGAAGGGTTTGCCCTCGTATTCCACACCCAACACACGTACATCAATTGGCAGAATCAACAATAGATCAATGAGATCTTGTTCGGTTTGATATACCACTACTTCATCCACATATCTACAGGCGGCCAACTGTATCTGTCGTTCCACTACACTTTGTATGGGCGAATTTTTAGTGTCAGGTCTATCTATAGTGGGATCTGTTTGTAGTCCACAGATCAAGTAATCGCAGTGATTTCTAGCTTCGGCCAACATGGCGATGTGGCCGGCATGCAACATATCAAAGGCACTGAATGTAATGCCAATGATTTTACCTTGTTCTTTGAGAGTTCTTACTTTATTGAATATCATTCTGATTGTATTTTAACTTGTAGTGGAAAGCCCGAACTTCTGGCCAACAGTGTCACTTCAATGCCTTTTTGTTCTGCTAGTTCATAGGGCAGTGTTGCTACCACTGCGGAGCCTTCTTCATGCACACGTAGAGTCAATGTTTCTGCACTTTCTCTTGCATAGTTAAACACCGATGTCAGTGTTTCTATAACAAATTCCTGTGTGGTAACATCGTCGTTTACGTAAATTACATTGTAGTCGTTGGGTGTTTCCACTTGTTCGCGTGGAGCAATTCTAGGTCTTACAGAGGTTTTGGTTTTAGTGTCGGGCATAATATATTTTATTAAACAAGGGCAGTTGATTCTGCCCTTGATGTGATTACTTGGTAAAAGTAATACTGATTTTCTTAGGTTGCTTTTCTTCTGGAACGATATGTTCCAAAGCAATGGCCAAGATACCGTGTTGCACAGTGGCGCCACGTACTTCTACATCGTCGGCCAAGGTAAATGTACGAACAAAGTTTCTAGTTGAAATACCTTTGTGTTGATACTCAATCTCTACTTCGGGCTTGGCTTGCTCGCCCTTGACTGTTAGTACACCATCCTTTAATTCTACATCTAATTCGCTTTCTTTGAATCCAGCAACAGCAATTTCTACCACATAGTGTGTATTGTCTAATCGAGCGATGTTGTATGGAGGATAATTACCATCTTGTTTGCTGTTGGCAAAACTGCGATTCAAGTCATCAAACATACGATCAACCCCAATGGCGTGACGATGTAGTTGTGCGTGAAATGTAGGTAAATCCAGGGCGTGAAGTGTGAAATTTGTCATTTTATATCTCCTTTTAAGCAAGTTTATGACTGTTAATGTGTAGCCCCACTATGGGCACTACAAGTATATTTATACAGGAAATTTACAACTAATACAACTTTTTTGGTAAACTTTCACCGGCTAATTTTTTACGCCAGCGATTTTTAGCAGCGGCCTTGGCCTGTTTGCGCCGAGTGGTGGGTTTCACATAGGTTTCACGTTCTTTTAATTCTCTCAATAACCCGGATTCTAAAACTTTTTTCTTGAATTTGCGTAGAGCTTTTTCAGCGTTGCCGTCGTGTACCACAACTGTACAACCGGTGAATTTATTGTATTTTGATTTTTCGTATGCCATAGTGTTTATTTACCCAATACTGTCTTAACTTGTTGAATTTCTATATCTGACAGGTCGTCGATACTGTATTCTCCGGCGCTGATTTTTTCAGCTAGGAATTGAATATAAGCATCACTGTAGTTATACAAATCTGTAACCTTTTTATTCACTTCAATCCATTTTACATCGTTCCATTTAAATAATCTGCTGGGCTTAAAGTCCACACGTAGGCACATGTCGCCACGACTGGGAGCATCAGGGAAACTGATGCCAAAATCTGCTGCAGGAGGACGTGCAGGCACAGTTGGTGCTGGTTCCGCCGAGTCAGGAGCTCCTGGCAATGATTCTACTAGACTGCCTCGACCTTCACCGGGGTGTGGAAATATAAAGTCCACAGTTTCCCTAGTAGATTGATCTACATTCTCTGGAACATCTATGGGATCGACCGTACCGGTTTCGTGTACTGACTGTGACTGTGATGCTATGATATCTAACTGTACCACTAATTCATCTGCACGAGCCATTTCGTAACTGTGTGCAGAAAACAATTGATCACGTTCCTGTTGCAGTGTTTCTAATTGTTGGTTTAACGATTTAATGTGCTGAGTGAGATCTTGCTCACGTCCCAGGGTGCGTAGGCACTGATCAGTTATTGAGTTGTGATCCGCTGTCAACTCTTGCAGTGCCCGTTGCGTCAATTCCAGTTCGCGAGTTGTTTCTTTTAACTCTTGATCTTGGGTTTGTACGTATTCCACCAATAGCTCAGCATCACGTCGTGCCTGTTGTAGATCCTGTTCAAGACTTGACACACTTGGAGCGTCTGTTACAACAGCGGCAACCACTGTGTGTTCAACTGCTTCATCATCGGCATCATCTAGGACGGTGTATTCAATTTCTCGTTTGACTTCTGCATCGGCCAATTGATGGTTGACTGTATTGATGTCAATGGGTGGCACCGGCTCGGCGTCAAATCGAACTTCGGGGTGCGTGTTTTCTGGGACTATCTCATTCACCAACTCTTGTAACTGGGGCTTTTCTCGATGCCACTCCAACTGTTTTAATCCCGCAATGATCAACATCAAGGCCAAGGGATCAAACACCAGCACAATCAACACAATCACCCAGCGTACTGCACGTTCTAGGCTGTCGGCACTGGTGCTGTCACTGCTGATCATTGCGGCTACATATTTTAACGGTCCAACCTCGGCTTCTACCCGACGGGCTTGTGCCGCAATCGGCGCTCGTTCCTCTGTGAGAGCGGTGATTTTTTCCTGAGATGTTGTAATGTCCGCAAGGATGCGACCACGTTCTTTCTGCTGGCTTCGGCGAATTGCAAGGGATCTACTCGCCCCCGCTTCCGACGTTGAGCGTGCCATAACTTGGTCCACAGCCTCATCCATTTGTTTGAGTTGTTTGCGATTAGCATCTATGTTCTCCCGTTCGGTTTTGATCTTTTCATCAATGATTTCAACTTGTGCTTGTATGTTGCCAGTGGGTATGGCTTGGTCTAAGTGTGCTTTGGATAGGAATCCAAAAACACCAATGGATGTCAGCAACATTAAAAATATCAGGGCCGGTACTAGATACAGTTTGTATTGTACTCCGGCACGTTGCCAATTTTGATGCAACCAAACTGCCACCATGATTTTACCAGCTTCCAGGGTTAGGCCCATGACAATTACAGGAATAGTAGCGGCAGCAAATATAGCAGTCAATCCCAGTACAGAATAGTAGGCCGAAACAGCCGAAATGGCCATGGCAATTAATATGGTGGAGATTCCAAGTATCATAGTGAAATATTTATATAGAAGTAAACAGTATTGTAAAAGAAATTGTTGACAGAGTCAATCTTCTTCAAGCCTATATCCGCAGTTTGGAGGAATTGCTCCCATTCTCAACATTCTTTCGTCGGGATAACGTCTACAGCCCGGCCAACGATTGTCGTAGTTACGGCACTTGAGTGTCACAGTGGGGTCAGTGTTGTAGTATTGGCACCACTCCACTGTGTAGTTGTTGGCATCCGTGTAAACTCGAAATTGGCAACAGGCACTGCCACATCCTGCATCAGGAGTACAACTGCCCTGTACCACTGGATTGATCCAGATGATGTCGGTCATTAGATCCAAGCAAAATAGGTCAAATTGAACGCTGAAGTTGTGATACCACCACCCGAACTGTTTTGCAACTGCACAGTGAGAGTGTTGACACCGGATGGGTAAGCCGCAGTCACTGCGATGCCAGCTGTCATGTCTGCCGCTGGAGTTACAACCACCTTGTGAAGGGTGGTCAAACCGGTAATAGTCATGGTGGCGTTTGTGGCTCCGTTGTTTTTGGCCACTGTGGTGGCTGGTACGCTGACCTGTCCCATTAGGAAAGTGCCCACGGAATTGGTGGAGTTGGCAACTACGTTGGAGGCGGCTCCCACTACATTGCCACGCAAAGTGGATATCACATTGCCAGCTGTGACATTGCCCGCTGTGACAAATCCAATGTTGCTGGTTACACCCAAGGCGGGATCAATAGTGGCTGTTCTGGTGATGGTGCTGTAGGCCGGACCCGACGAATTGGCTGTGGTCCAAAATTCAATTCTACCACCTTGATTGGTGGCAGTTTGAATTTCATTGGTGGTGATGGTCATTCTAGCAGGTCCAATGTTGGCCCAACCTGCTGTGGTATATCCAACACCGGCATAGCGAATCAAGTCCACATTGCCCTGTACCGCAGTGGGCGAGGCCATGTTGCCTTCAAAGCGTCGGCCTGAAATTACATTGTAGTTGCTCAAGGTGTCGCTGTAGATTCTGGTCACCAAGTTGGCTTGTCCTGATACCTGCAACATAACTCCAGTGACCACTGGAGTTTGAACCAGCCCACTGGCATTGCCGGTGATGACCACTGCCCCACTGGTACTGGTCTGGTTGGATACAATAAATGTAGACTTGCCGGTTTGAGTGCTGTTGCCGGTCATTGTGCTGTTGCCGGTCATTGTGGTGTTGCCATTGAACACGCTGAGTCCGTTGTTGATGGTAACTCCGGTAATGATTAGATTGCCTACGTGTGACGCATCACCAATGAACTGAGTATAGCCCTGATAATAGGCATTTCCTTTGAAAAAGGTGTTGCCGTTGGTGACCAAATTTCCGTTGGTTGTGACATTGCCACTGATGTTGTCGGTTTGAAATATCGGAACAGCACTTTCATTGAACCAGTTTTGTGAAGTGGTGTGTACATGTAAATTGCCCACCAAGTTCACTGCTCCAACACCGTTGCTGATTAAATTTAAATCTTGATTGGCGTTCACTGTGCTGATGTTGGCTTGAACAATACTGAGGTTACCAATGCTCAAGGGCAGGCCCGCGGTGTTGATGGTGAGTGTGCCGTCTACGCTGACATTGGCACCGGGTCCGGCTTTGATGCCGCCCAACTGTGTGGTAGTGGCAGGTAAAATACTGACATAACGGCCACCCGGAGTAGATCCATCGCCAATTTTTAACAGGCCCGTGGCTTCATCATAAAAGAGATCGCCCTTACCAGCTAAAAATGTGTTAGCAGATACATTGGGTCGTCTACTGGCAAATAATTTTTGTATTGACACTGATCAGGTTCCGTTAACCTTCGTAGGGTTCATCTTCGTCGGCAACAATGGCAGTAATGACGGGGATTCCGGCATTGCGTCGCATAACGCTCATTTCGTCTTCGGCATCAACTTCAACAGCATGGTCAGATGTGGCTTCTCCGGCCAATCTCTTCATGAGATCCAACTTCTGTTGCAAGGGAGCCACCATGCTTCGGGTATTAATAACACTGCTGTTTTCGCCGTGTTCAACTTCTTGCTCCGCTGAATACAACTCTGCACGTTGATCTTGGTGCGGAATTGATGTGGGCTCATCCTGAGCTCCGTCTACTACATCGGCTAGTTTGCGTAGAATTTCTGCTATGTTCATTGTTGTCCTTTAACTTGCGATGTACCGTTGACCATCACCTACAAATCCTCTAGAGTTGACAGTGCCGATTTGTGTAACTGTGATTGCTGTTACCGCACCGCCTACAGGAGCAACAGATAAAAATCCACCAATGTTACCATTGGTGATCATGTTGATATCAGTTGGACGATTTGCGGCTATCATTGGACCAACGTTGGCAGTGGTGCTGGCCAAAGCACTGATGGCATAATAACAAGCATTATTGGCCACCACTTTGACACGAGTGCTGGTAATGACCGCGGTATTTGCCACAGTTGTTGTTTGAAATGTATATGATGTTGCCATGCTAAAATTCCTTAATTATAGTGTTATTTATACAAAAAAGAAAAACCCACTTGAGGAAAGTGGGTTCCTGATGGCACACTCGGGGGTTATTTCAGCTTCATTACATGTTCAAGTATGGCCTGCACATCAGGAAAACCTTGACTTTCTTTGGTAGCCACCACAGATTCAATCATGTCCTGTTGTATTTCGTGCAGTCCTGCCACAAAAGAACCAATTTGATCTCGGGTCAGTGTCATACGCAACACGTTGTATCGTTTATTTTCTTCCATTATACTATTAGCCTTTGCTCTTGTCCCAGTCGGTTGCTGTAAATTTTAATTCCGCGGTGTCGAACCAGCTCGGCCGAACCCTGTGGGTCGTTATGAAACATTTCTTTAACATCTTCTTCGGTAATATCCGATTCCACATCTAAAAAATATATTTCGTAATTACGATGTTCATTGGCACGAGCCCGTGCCATCAAACTCCACATTATTCGTTGAACTGTGTGCCCGGGCGTTTTATTCTGTAAAATGTCCCATGTTCTTTCTTGGTCAACATGAGTGACATTGAGCACTGACTCTATGCCCATGCAGTCCCAACTCAGTATGAATCGATTGGCACCGTCGCTCATTCAACCTCTCCAAAGTGCACCTTGCCAAAGTGGTCTTTCAATTCTTCTACACAATCTTCTGCAGATCCGCACCCACCGTCATGAACTTCTTCACATAGGGCTATACATTTTTTCACAATCAACTCGGCGAACTTTTCAAGGCCCTCTTCAGTGAAGCCGTAGATCTTTTGCTGACGACCATCTACGATTTCATAGTTGTCAAATAAGAAAGTTTTCTTGACTAGTTTTTTTATTTGTTTTTTCATTCCGCAACTCCAAATTGGTCCAGCAATTCCTGGCCAACACCAATGGGTTGATCCAAGGCCATTACACATTGTTCATCGGCAATTTCAGCACATTCCGCCACAATCAATTGGGCAAATTTTATTTCCATAGGAGTCAGTGCTTCTTCGCTGGGATACTTGAGACCTGCTCGCTTGGCAATTGCCAAGATTCGTTGGTGTATGTTATCTGTCATGTTCGGCTCCTTTAATTTGCAAGTCTATATACTTCACCAGTTAAAGCATCCACTACTATGGCTCCGGCTCCAAAAGCCGCCCGCATTTCAAATAATTCTTCTGCACTTGGTGCTCGACGATTTTTGCGATACTGTTCAATTGCAACACGGTCTTCCGCTACACGTTGTTCAACACTGTTGCGGAGTTCTTGAGCAGTGATCCAACCAGCATCCACAAAATTCTGCAACATGTCCTCAAACGGGATTCTATCGTTGCTGTTCCAGCGAATCACTGCACCTGTTGCTGAATTGGTTTCATCAATGTAAAATTGTGATTTGTATTTTGCATCTATCATCATCAGCTCCTTTTGTTTAACTATACATATATTATAGCAAACCCTGAATTCTGGGTCAACCAAACTGTTAATTGCGATCTACAGGCAAACACTGGTAATCACGCTGATATTTTACTGTAATATCAACGACTTGCATCAACTGTGGTGTTGTTGCAACACCCGGAGCGATGGTTTTTGCTGTGTATATTGCACGTATGGCCGATTCACAGGCAGATTTTGTGGGATAGTTTCCAATCAATGCTGGATTACTGCCTACTGTTACTGCGATAAAGATCAATGCGTACATAATGTCTCCCAATTATACTGTGATGAATTTCCACGGATCTTGATAGTCTGCTGTCAATCGATCCATGATTTGTTGTTGTAAAACAGCAACATCTTCGTTGCTGACATAAAAATCGGTAGTAGGATCCCAGTACTCGCCTGCTCGCGGGTCGTAGTACAGCACAGCACCACTGGGATAATGAAACGGACCTTCTAAACCCGCACGTGGTTGCCATTTGGCATCGTGTTGGAAAACTGTATAAGCCATCAAAACCTCTAAATTGTTACAATACTACTATTATAACAAAAGGGGAATTATGGGTCAACCGCAATTAATGTAGAGTTTGATCGTTGTAAACATTACTGATGTCTGTGATACCAAATACTTTTAAAATTCTAGCAATGTTTTTTGGAGTTTTGAAAGGTACGCTTTCGGGCAAGAATAGAGACTTTAGCTCACCATCGGGACCTAGTATAAAGCCATAGTCCTCATCGGAAATTTCGGTGTCGTATAAATCATCTTCTTTGACGTCCTGCTGTGCTGTTTTGCTCATTGTACTGACCCTCGAGTATCTTATAATATTTAATGCTTTGTTTTTTTAATTTACTTACTACAGAATGATGTGTACCAAATGCATCACAATAGTTAGTATACATGACAGTAGATTCCAATGCAAGTGTTTTGCCAGATCTCAACTCATGTGCCTGTTCGGCTGCCACAGTAAATGCATAAGCATCTACTTCGTCGCTGTGACCGAGATACTCCTGTAACTCCTTTGCATCTTGATCACCACTGCTACTGCGAAAACTTTTACCCGGACGAAAATTTCTATTACGGTGTTGATGCAGATGTACATATTCATGTCCCAACACCGATGCTATATCAAAGCACAGTTGATTCCATCTAGTGCGAGTCAAGGACTTGCCCATAACAAAATGTTTTTTCTTTTTAAAATACGCCAACTCGATTTCTATTGGAGTGTAGCCCCAACGGTCATCACCGTAGTCGTACAGGCCTGACACTGTGATGGAATTTAACGGGCTGTTGATGGTTAGATTTGTTAAAAACACAACGTCCCGGTACGGGACGTTTCGTTCAATCAATCGTGTGATGGCCGCTGGAGCAAACTCACGACCTTTATAGGCATCATACAGTGCTTCCAGTCGATCCAGCAGTTGAAAATAGTTCATTAGTGTCTATCAGTATAAAATGAATGTCCGCCAATTTTAGCAATCCATGACATGGTGTTGCTCCACACAGGTCTTACACCATTGCTGTGAAAGTACAGTGCATTGTTGTATTTAATTCTATAATCTTCATAGCCATTATTTAATAACTCTTGTGCCACGCGACGGCTCTCTTCCCATGCGGGATTTGACGCACGTGGTACTCGTACAAATGCACATACCCACGAAAACTGACACACGGGTACATAATTGATCACTGTGCGATTTTTTGTCACGGTTTGTGTTCCACCAAATGATCCAGTTTGTACTATCTCTGCTTGTGGTATCACGGTGCTGCGAACTGTCACTGTGCGTTGCTTTACCACTGCACAGATTGTGTTTCCAAATCTGCCATCACGTACACGATTGATGGTGACTATGCCCACTGCCACTTTGCCTTCCTCGCTTTCGCCGTTGGCTTCAAAATAAATGTTTCTAGTTAAACATTCTTCATCTTGTGGTGTCACTGTGAATGTGACCCAGGGCTGGGTCAATGTGCGGACTAGAGATTCAATTTGATCGCGTCCTTGATTGATAAAACTGCTTGCCACTGTTATTTCTTTTGCTTCTACTTCTTCTGCATGACCGGGTGCCATTACGGTCAGGGCTAATACTGCAACGATGATATTTGCTATCGTTCTCATAAAGTCCTCCTTTGGTTGTCGCCTTTTAAAGGGCGTATGTTTATATAACTTTTTAAAGTCGTAGTTATATACTACTATAACTGATTATAACAGTGTATTATACTGGTTTTTTAGCCGTTGAACAAGATAATATGGAGATATTATGCCAAAGAGTCGCCTGTGGCACGGCGAGCATTGTTTAAATCCTGCTGTGCAGAAGTCAAGTTAACCACCGCAGCTTGAATGGCTCGGGCATCGCCTCGCTGTGTGGCTTGGTCCACAGACACCTGTGCCGACGCCACTGCGGCCTGCAAAGCGGGTAGTTGACTGGTGTAGGCATCCTCCAAGGCCTGTGCGGTATCGGCTTGACTTGACACCGGTTTACCAACCTTGGAACTTCTGGCAATGTTACGACCCTCCATTAGACTGGCCTGTATAGCATCGCCTGCGAGACTGGCAGTGGTTGCACCTGCCAATAATTTATTGTAGCCCACTTGCAGAGTATCCACTCCCATCGAGGCCAAACTGGATCCAAAACTTAGAAACGGCATAACACTGTTGCCGAGATTAACCACTGAAGTTGACAGTGTCTTGCCCGCCAACGACAAATTACTAACCTCGGTGTTGAGTTTATTCAAAGCCCCGGCTGTGGCTTGATTGCCTATGTCATAGGCCGACTTTAGAGATGCATTTACCAAGGCTTGACTATTGAGTGCGGCTATGGCAGTGTCAAGGTCGGCCTGGGCCGAAGCTACATCAGGATCGGTACTGGGATCAGCACTGGCAGCAATGGCCGCATTTAATGCAGTGGTCTTGGTAAACACATCTTGACCATATGAACTGTTTTGCACTGCAACCACACTGGCGTTGATGTTTTTAAATGCATCTGTGTGTACAATTCCCGCCACAGACCCAATCATATCGCTCATGGTGGGATTGCCAAATGGTCCACCTCCTTGGCCCAAGAAGGGAGACAGTGCCGAAGTGACACTGGTGGGAATCAATTGAGTTAGACTTTCAAGATACTGTAGGCTTTTGGTTTCAACACCGGCAATGAAATCTCCCATTTTAAAATTGTCGGCCTGTACTCCTAGATTAGTTAAAGTATTTCCCAATTGTCCTAGGCCAGCTACACCGGCGTTGGCAATGCCCATGGCGGCCAGGGCCTGTGGTGGTAGGAATTTTTCCACTTGCAACATTTGGCTTAAATTTTGCACTGTCTGTACCAGCTTTACTCCTGTGGCTTCCTGTATTTTTTTAAGATCATCACCCTCAACTGTTGCCAACGATGCTGTCAGTACTGATTCGGGAATGGAATTTAAATCTTTGGGATCATAGCCCTGTGTTGCAATGGCATCGTTGATGCCATAACGGTCTGCTAGCCCTTTCTCCTGTAGACTTGCCACCATGCTACGACTGCTGGCCAACTTGCCTAGATTTTTAAAATCAAACAGTGTGCCAAAGTTTTGCAAACTATTGCCCACACTTTTGAGTCCATCGCCAACAAAACTACTGGCAGCTCCCGAGGGGTCCAGTGTTGCCAATGCAGTAGCTGGACTCAATGTTCCCAAGGTGCTGTTTTTTGCCGCAGAGGCCACTCCAGAAATTCCAGCCTGCAGTGATGGCATGATAGCACCAACCCCACTGGTCAACAGGCCCGTGTAATTGTTAATTCCAACTCCAAGATCACCAAAGGTTTTGCCACTGAATTGTTGCAACGCAGCGGCGTATTCGGATGCAGTAGATCCAAATACACTGGCACTGCCAAATGTGTCAAGAAAATTTTTGTTGCCCATTGCTGTGCCGGCTCCGGGCAATATGCCCTGTGCTTGTGTCAGCACACTGGCGCCGGTGGTGCCCGAGGTACCTAGGAAAGCGGGAAGACTGGCCAGTGTGGCAGCGAGTCCCGGTACTGCGTTGGCTCCCGAGGTGTAGGGAGTCAGTGCCGAAAAACCTGAAATCATGGGATTACTGGTTACGGTGGAAATAGCCGCGGTCATGGCCGAGTTGATGGAAAATCCATCTCCCGACATGATGCCGGTTACTGCAATTAAATTTGTTGGGGTCAATGCCATAGAAATATACCTTTGTGTGTATATTTAATCTTTTTAATTAACTGCTGTTATTTTAATTGACTGAGATGCCACTGCTACCCATCATGGTGATGGTGGTGTTTTTATTGGTTTTACTGCCTTTGATGGCCATGGGTTTGCCGTTGATGGTGACACCTTCACTAAACTCGCTTTGTATAATTTTACCATCTTCTAATCTACTGCCTTTGAGTGCAACAGGTTTGCCGTTGATGGTGACACCTTCGCTGACATCACTGACTATGGCTTTGTTTTTGCTATCTCTATCGCCCTTGAGTGCTGGCTGTTTGCTCATTAGATTACGATTCCACCACGTGTGACTGGTTCAATACCAGTGGTGGTTTTGATGTAGTGATTTTGCAGTTGTTCCACTGTGGGAGATTTTATCATAACATGCTGACGACTTATTTCTATGTTAGACTCCGGGTCAATGCTGAACATAGACGCCATGTGCATGGGCACCAGCATGACACCTTGTTGTCCGGGCACCAACGAACAGGGCTTGCTCAGCACATAAGCATCGTTGGTGATGTCCTTAATTCGTGCAACTACTTCCTCGCCATTGGTTAACTTGAAACTTGCAATATCCCCAATTGAAATATCATTTTTTGAAATTAACATATTATCCTTTTAATGATTGAAAAAATTCCAGTGATTGCGTTTGTAAACCTTGTAATCCGCCGGGAACTAACAGTTGCCCGTTGCGATAAATTTGCGGTACACTTCTATGTCCTTCGCTCAGCATAAATTCTCTGGCTGCAGATTGTTCATCGCATTTAATTTCTGTATAGGCAACATCGTGCGAGTCTAATAATTGTTTTGCTTGTTGGCACTGCGGACAATGGTTTTTTGAGTAAATTGTTATCATAATTTTCTTATCGTTTTAATAAATTTTTATTTTTTATATCAGTCAACAACATATCGGCCCATACAGCATGAGTATCAAAATTTGGATGAAACCCATCATCTTGTAAATCATTTCGATCCATTGCTAGTTCGTAAATACCGTCACGCCGGTTGTTTGCAAACAGCCATTGACTAAAATCAATTTGATCCACTAGGTATTTTAAATCTTGAAATTGATGAATTCCAAAATCCAATTGTCCCACGTGTTTTTCTCTGGTCCAATAGTTTACGTAACTGCTCATGATGTAAGGTATATTCCTCTGTTTTAAATAACTCTGTAAACTGAGAATAGAGACCAGGGTATCTTGGGCCATGCTGCGTTCATTGCTGTACTTGTACAAGGGATCAAATATTTCTTTGGTGGCGGGATGATGTTCCCAACTGCCCTTGATGCCACCACTGAGCACATAACTGGTTTGATGTCCGGACCAACGTACATATCCATATCCCTCCAATGCCGACATAACAGTTTGATCCTCGTGATCTATGGATACATCCTTGCGGGTCAATCCCGACCACATGATGATGGCCAAATCCGGAGCAGTACGCATGTAACTGTCTAAAATTAATTTATCACCAATGTAACGATTACCGGCGCCGGGCATGCCGTTGTTTTGTAACTTTACTTCTTGACCAAATGCCTCCTGCATACGGTCAGCCAGCATGTGTGGCCAACCACGCATTTGAGCGTAGGTAAAACTGCAACCCACTGTAGTTAAGTTTATCATAATGTATTATAAATTAGGTAATGCTGTGTAGTCAATGGAATCGGACATGATACCGATTACATAGTTTGTTGATTCTGACTCCTGTAGTGCAGTCTGCTTTTTGCTGGTGTCTGTGTGCTTGTTAAACCACGGAATTGGTGTTGATTTGGGTGAAGATTGCTGGTATTTGATGCCAATATCCTTCAATGCCGCTGCCGCAGTGTAATCCACAAAATCCTTAAGTATATTGGCATTGAGTCCAATCACCGGGCCCTTTTTAAACAGGTATTCGGCCCAGGACTTTTCTTCACGTATTACATCTGCATACATAGCATACACTTCTGCTTCGCACTCCTGTTTCGCTTGAGCAAAACGTGAGTCTTCTTTTGCTACTTGATTAATCAAATAAGCAGTCCAAGCCTTGTGCAATAATTCATCTTGTAAGATTAAACTGATGATATTGCCATTACCAATAAAGATTTTGTTTTCTACCATTGCTAAACTTGTAGCAAATGAAACCATAAAACGCAAGGCTTCCAGTGCATAACTGGCATTCAGTGCCAACCAAATTGCTTTGATATGTTCTCGTTCGTCCACTGTTGCACTGGATTCTTTTAGACAATTTAGTTTATGCAGTGCATCATAGTAGTTGCCAACTGTTGATGCCATGTCAATGATTTCTTCGGTGTCGTGAATGGTGTTGAAGACATCTTTTGGTACATTGTAAATGTTGCGTATGATATGGCTGTAACTCTTGCTGTGAATGTTTGATTCAAAAAATCCCCAGTTGTACATTAAGGCTTCAACTTCGGGTAAACTACACACCGGAGTAAACACCTGTGTTGGGCCGCGACCTTGTAGGCTATCTAGTGCTGTTTGTCTCAACAAGTTACTGGTAAAGATATGTCGAACCGCATCGCTTGCATCTTTGAAATCATTGCTATCTTTAGTTAAACTAATTTCTTCTGGTTGCCAAAAGAATCCTCTGGCAGTGGCTTCAAAGTCAGCAATCTTGGGATAGCGTACTTCTTCAAAGCGTTGTATAGTCACAGGACCAGCTGGGTCTAGAAACATCTTGCGACCGAGATAGTTAGTTGGGGTTCGTAAATTGTATTGTTCTTTACTCATTGTATTCTCTTGTTAATAATTTTAATTCCGCCGTATGTAACTAGAACAAGTGTTAGTACCTTTGCAATCAATTGCCATTCTATGTTATTATCGGCTTCTATGTCGATTTTTGCAATCGGAGTATCCACGTTTACCTTTAATTCTATGGGAGCAGGTCGTGCGGCTTTTTCTTGACCGTATAAAAACATTACTGTTGCTACGCCAATCATTAAACTGATCCAAATTGATATTATTAATTTTTTCATAATTTACAGGCCTCGCAGGATTCTTCACCATCAAAGTCAATCGGTTCTAGCATTGGGGGTGTATCTTCTGCTTCGGCCTTAGCACCTTGTTTATTCACGAGGCTATAATAAAAAGTTTTCAATCCCCAATAGTGACTTTGCATCAAGTTCTTAGCAATCAGTGTAGTTGGGACTTTTCTGTCAGCAAAATGTGCAGGGTTATAAAAAGTATTTGTACTGATACTTTGATCCACATAGGCCGCAATCACTGCGGCTGTTTTTAAATAACCATCACAGTCTTTCTGTTCCCACATGAGTTGATACCGGTTCTTTAACTTGTGATATTCAGGAACAACCTGTGTAAAACTTCCAGCTTTGCTTTCTTTAACCGAGATCAAACTCATGGGCATTTCAATACCATTGGTTGAATTGATTACAACACTAGAACTTTCAACTGGGGCAACTGCCATTAAAGTAGCATTACGCACACCATATTGCCGCATGTTGGTTCTTAGTGTTTCCCAATCCAGTTCAGGAGCAAAGTCTGCCAAGTCATTAACACCTGGGGCACGACGCTCCCATGGAAACTCACCTTGACCGTAACGTGTTCTATCACTGTGCAAGCAAGCACCACGCTCGCGGGCAAGTTCCACAGTGGCTTCGGTTAAATAAAATGCCTGATGTTCCATCCATGTTTTAACATCTTGCAGTGCATCCTGCTCGCCGTATTGGTAACTGCGTTTGGCATGCCAGTAGGCCAAGTTAGTGACACCAATGCCCAAGGGTTGAATTTCGTCATTGCTTAGTCGGCTTTGTACGCTGAGGAAATCTTGGTAGTCAAGTATGTTGCATAGGCTACGTTGCAAGATACGGCAAGCACGGCGCATGTCTTCGGGATTACGGAATGCTCCCCAGTTGATTGAACCCAAGGTACACAAAGCAATTCTGCCCGTGTCGTCATCTAATCTCTTAAAAGGTTTGGTGGGTAATAGTATTTCACAGCACAGGTTACTTTGATAGATGGTGTGATACTCGGGATCAAACGGTCCTTGATTCTGAACATTGTCAATGTATACAAGATAGATACGCCCAGTATCTGTGCGTTCTTTCAGTATGCCCGATTTAAATACTTCTTCTGCACTCATTGTTTTCTTACGCAGGTCTCGACGCTGTTCATACTCAACATATAGTTTTTCAAACTGTTCTGTATTTTTATAAAAAGCCTCGTACAAGTCTGGAACTTCGTTGGGATCAAAGAAAGTAATATCTTCTTTATTTTTAAATCTACGCCAAAAGAAAGCACTGAGTACTACACCATAGTCCATGTGCCTAACTCGAGTTTCTTCTGTGCCTTGATTGTTTTTTAAAACAATTAAATCATCGAACTGATGATGCCATATGGGATAAAACACTGTGGCACTTGCGTTGCGAATACCACCTTGACTGCAACTACGCAAGTCGCCAAACCATTTTTTAAGGAATGGAATCATACCTGTGTGCATGATTTCTCCACCACGTATGGGCGAGCCCAAGGGACGCAGTCTTCCAATTTCCAAACCAATACCGGCACGTTTGCTGGCATACTTGGCCATCATCTCACCCGATGCAAAGATGCTGTCAAGGTCATCGTCGGCCTTGATCAGCACACATGAACTAAATTGTTTTGTGGGAGTACCCAAGCCGGCCAACACTGGAGTGGCCAGTGTAAAAAGTCCATCACTGGCACAGTTGTAATATTCTTTAATATAACGCATACGTGCCGAGTTGGGTTCTTCTCTATGGAACACTGTTGCAGCCGCAACCATGTATCTAATTTGTGGAGTTTCGTATGTTTGTCGTGTTGCACGATTTTTAACAAGATATTTTTCAATCAACTGCTCAATAGCAGCATAGGAATACTGTTCGTCTCGATCATGATCCAACATGTCGTTCATTCTGTTCCAGTCATCTTCAGTGTACCACTCCAGTAGTTCTGGGGTATATAATCCTGTGGCGACATTTGTTTTTACGATTTCATACAGATGTGGAACTGCGTATGAACCATACACATCTTTGCGTAACATGCTTAAACGTTGTTTGCCTGCCACGTATTGATAATTGACATGTCCCACATCGGGATTGGTTTCTACATCGATGAGATCCACTATGGCTCTTAGGGTTATTTCGTCAATTTCTTTGGTTGTAATACCGTCATAAAAGTGCGGTTGGCTTTTAATTTCTATCATACTCTGACTGACGTCAGCAATTCCAGTGCATATTTTATTGATTTGTGTTTGCCACTTTTCCACTGCCAACGGTTCTTTTGTGCCGTTTCTTTTTACAACTTGAATTGATGTCATTGAATCCTCTAATATTCTTGTAATTTTAAATCTGTACTGCTGTAGGTTTTAATGTGTGCTAGATTTTTATTTATTGAAACAATATTTACTACTTTGCCATCTTGGAAATTAAGCACATATTTTCCTTGATCTAAAACAACTAAATTGTAAGTGTGTTCGGTATCTAAATCTTTATATATGTGTATTTCTGCACTCAACTCAGCACCGTGATGTGTAAAGTATACAGTATACAACATACCAGCAGCACGAGCAAGATCGCAGTAGTGATTTTCTGCAATCAACTCCCATGGTGTAGGCCATGTCATGGGATAATCTGGATCTAAATAAAAAGGAGAGAATGGACAATGGTGCCAAAAATCAGCTGTGTTTTGCAGTGCCTGATCCACGGGCAAGGAGTCTAGGGTTTTTCTAAAGGCTTTCCAGCGAGCAATACGCTCACTGGCGGGTAGTTTCCACATGAATTATTTTATGTAATATACTTGATACAACATAGTAGTTGCAGTGGTTGTGGTGTAATATAAATTGGCTTGAGTGGTATTGCCATTGGCCGAGAATACAATATCTGTTACTGCTGTTTGGTTGTATTCTTCATCGTAAGAGACTGTACTGCTTGTAGCGTATCTTGACAAGTCAATTGCCCCACTGCGTTGTACAGATCCTTGGTTCAGTGTGTATTTAATTATTGCATTGTTGGAGGTGATTGAAGTAATTTGCCCCGACGAAGTAGAAGGTAACGATATATTTACAGTTTTAGGTAATTGCCCGGTTAATTGATTTTGTATTTGAGTCAGTGCGTCTTGAATGGCTGTTAAATTGGCACCCGAACCCTGTGGATAAATTAAAGTTTTGCCGCCGGGCACAGGTGCACCCTCGCTGGCAGTGCCATTGCCGATCCACAACTCCATGGTGTCGTTGCTCCAACCAAGTTCGCCCGAGGCTAAATTTGGAAGATCCTGGCTGAGACCTCTACGTATCTGTATTTTTGAAATTTGTGTTATTGCCATGCTTAAATATTCCTAGTTGTATCTAAGTATTTAGTTTGCAAGATAGTATAGTTCAACTCTCTTATTCCATTCTCCCACATAATGATCAAATTCTGCACCTTCCAGTACAAATTCTTGATACACCGGAGTATTGTACACTCCCGGTGATGTTTCTTTGGGTTGCACACACATCATAATGACCCCTTTGCGTATATCAGTTTTGTGCATGTGGTTGTGTGCCTGTGCGTAGGCTGCCAATTGTACAAAATAATCGCCGATATATTCACGTTTTTTAGGTTTATTACTTTGTTTATAGTCCATAATTGCAGGCTCGCCACCATGTACTCCCACCGAGTCAGTTGTTCCGGCGTATAACCCGCTGTAATACACCGGCACTTCAACTCCCCATACTTCCTCAATGAGTGCAAATCCGTCTAGAATTACCTGTGCCGCCATGAGCCAGCTGGGCATAGCAAAAGGATTGGTGGGAGGATCACGCATGTCTCCAGTTTTGACATAGTGTTCTAAGTAGGTGTGCATTCGTGTACCCCTATTGGCGGCTTCGGTTGTGATCTGTTGAGCACGTTCTACACCAATGCTTTGACGCCAACGATCCAGTGCCTGTTTAGATTCTTCGCTTTTGGTTCGATCTAAAATTGATGTTACGCTGGCAACTTTAGATCCATCGGGCAAGCAATAGTGTCTTTTTCCATCTATGGTTTCACGACTGAGGGGTTCATAATTGTATCGAGATATTAGCATTAGTTAAGTAAAGGTTATGGGGGTCACAGCAGTTGGCTGGCCAATGGGGTCAGTGCTGTGGGATACGCTTGATCTTGACGACAAAAATCGTTGATCTTTTCAGCCAACCGTTGGTTTGTTTTATATAATTCGTCTATGTACCAATAGGGCACTGTACGCTCGTAGAAATTGTTGGGTAATTCAGGAATAGCAGTTGTTAGATTTAAATTGTAATGTTTATTTAAAACCACAGGCAAAAGATCGAGTTCACTGACATCAAAGAATACACCATTGGCAAGTGAGTTTGTATAGGCTTGATACAAGCCACTGTGACAGCTTTTATCTGATCGCACTATGGGTATTTGACAGTGACCTGGTTCGATCCAAGACAATATAAATTTCATTGCTGTTTCTTTGACTTGACTCCAAGAATGTGTATTTAGATTCACTACGTTTTGATCCAACATTATTCCATGTAGGTCAGCTGCTATACCACGTATGATTCTATCGTAACTGTTTCTATAAGGGAAATACCAATCTAAATTCTCCGTACGGATGTCGTTGATAAATTCTAAATTATTTTGTCGGGCCCATTCGGTTATGCTGTAGGCACAACATTCGGGGATCACAGCAACAGCAAATTCTCCGTTGGTTACAACGTTCATATTTTAAATGTCTCCCTATCAAAATTTCTAAGATAACACCATGGTCTCCTCATACAAGTATAATTATAGAGGTTAGTTATCATTGTGTAAATACTTGTATGTCTTCGATCATTGTGTCAAATTCAAAGAGAACAGAATTTGATTTTTCTAATATACACATCAATACACAGTATAACATATTGTTGCATTGTGTCTACGATCCATTTAATCATTTTGATACAGAATTTGAATTTTTAAAAGATCCTGCCTTGACTAAAGATTGGTTGGTGATACTGTGGCATCCGGTCGAGGCAGGCGTATTTGAACCCGAGTGGATAAACAAATTAGACTCTATAGTTGCCTCCGCCACCTATAAACTAGTGTATCTAACTGGGTGTAGCCATAAACCAAACATACACACAATAATACCACATGACTTTGATATTAGATTCTTTCCAGTATTTGATACCAGAGTCATAGACATATGGTCACGTAACATGCCTGGTGCACAAGAAATTACCACAATCAAAACAAAAAAGTTCATGTGTCTCAACGCCAAAGATATTTCTCACAGACGATATATCCTGGCCAAACTGATGCAACATGATTTATTGTCTCAAGGCACAGTCAGCTATCAATGCACTCAAGGAAAAAACCTTTTAAATTTTGATACAGGACAGGGGTTTACAGAAAACCAATTGACACGCATACGTGAAATGTCGGCCTTGACCGATAACCTTATTCCCATGGTGCTGGATGGGTCGGATGTAATCAACGGCCTGCCGCGTGAATTGTTTTTAGATGCATACCTTGGCATCATTGGAGAAACACATTTTATAAATACTCCATTTGGATTTAATCGAAGTTTTGTATCAGAAAAAACATTTAATGCAATAGCTAATAATCAAATGTTTATTGTTGTTGGTCAGGCTGGTAGCTTGGATTTACTACGATCTTTGGGATATCAAACTTTTGATCCTGTGATAAACGAAACCTATGACACCATTGTCAACAACAATGGCGATAGACTTGAAGCAGTTGCTGATGAAATAATTAGATTTGTTTCAAGGCCAATTGAACAAATTCAACAAGATTATCTACAGGTCATTGACATAATAGAGCATAACAGGAACCTGCTGTTCTCGCAATCCCTAGAACGTCGACTACAACAGATGATAGACACATTATGAATATACTGGTAAGTGGGTGTAGCTTTACACAATGGCCTGCGTATCCCGGGGGGCCTAATATATGTTGGCCAAGGTGTTTACAAGAATTAAGACCCGAGTTCAACATACGATCAGTGGCCGAAGCCGCAGCAGGCAATCAATATATTTGTGACAGTGTCATACGCGGAGTATTGGAAGATGCTCCTGATCAGGTCCTGGTGATGTGGTCTGGAATGAGTCGGCTGGATTACCTAACCAGCTTGGAAGATCCTGCATGGAATAGTTTATTTGACAGTTACGGTTTTTATCGTAGATTACCGCATGGAAAATTGGGCTGGATATTCAGCGGTGGGAAAATGGGCACTTGGTTTAAACATCCAGTGGCTCATAAAATGTTTTATGAACAGTATAAAGTATCAAGTCCTTTAAGTTTGGCTGCGATCAATCTTGCTGAAATAGTTAAATTACAAAATTTTCTGATAGCAAAAGGCGTCCCTTATCGATTTATGAGTTATGTGAACTATTGGACTCTTGGAGAAAATTTAAGTCCCAATGGGGATTTTGGTGTCGTTGACTTTCCCGAAATTCAGTATCTCATCAAAGAGATTGATTTTGATCAATGGATTTTTACCGACGAATGCAACGGAATATACGAGCTTGCTAAATCCAATGGCGATTTTCAAGCAGACGGATTTCATCCTGGAGATAAAACACAACAGCAATGGGCTCAAATTATAAACGATCAGATATAACTGTTTGAATTTGATTTGCAGACCAGTGTGTCCAGTCTCTATAGTAGGCAATTTCGTAATTATGTTCTACAATTGGTTGTATTTTATTATAAATTTCCTGTTGATCCTGTGTGCATAGATACTTTACCTGTTCAAATGCTGCCGACCATCTTTCCTGTTCTGAAGGTATTAAATCATAGCTTTCGTCAATGACGCTGTCAAAGGTTTGAAATCCCAATTTGCGTAAATTGTACAAAAATTTATAGCCGGCAAATACAATAAACAACCTACGTGCCAACATGGGCTTACTGGTTTTTTCTGTAAAACAACAATAAGAATTCAAATAATCTGTTTCTGTTATTATACTATAAGCAGTGTCATTGAAAACTTTTATTGGTATAACCTGACTTAGATGTGTTAGGTGTCCGTGATACTTGACGTAATTGGCTGTACCAATTATATCACCACAAGGTTCTGTTCCGTCTTCCCAGATAAAATAATCTTTTGCATAAAATTCATTTTCTTTCCAATCCCCACCATAGGGTGCAACAATTTTGTCAGTTAGGCTACAGTTGTGGACTGCATGGTATACAAAATCTCTGTGTGGTTTTGGACTGCCCAACAGTGCATCAAAATATTTAGATTTGGTGCTGTATGGTGTTATTTCTGCCAATTTGTCCGGCAACCGTTGATACAACAGTGCTGTGGTTTTAAACCAATCGCCCCAACATATGATGCGACTGTTAATCTCGTCATGGTCGTTCACATAGCCCGGCAACACCCAATAAACATTGTCATTAAAGCAGTTATTCCAAATTTTAAAATGATGATCGTGCAATTCACTTTCAAATGTAAAAACCAACTGACTTATACTGCTTAATTGATTTATCTTATCTTCAAATCCTTGATAGGCTGCACAATTTATATCATAATCACAGTGCAATCTATGTGTAGTAAATGCTATTTTTGTCACATTTGTACTGTCGCGGAATTCTTCAAAACTATGTACTATGGTATATTCATCGGGGAATGTTATGTTTGGTAGCCAATCAAGCTCGATGATTTGACTGTCACTATAGATCAGTATCATTGTTTAAACCCTAAAACTTTCTCCGCAACCGCAACGGTCACGTTCTTGTGGATTATTAAATTCAAACCCTTCGTTGAGACCTTGTTTTGCCCAATCTATTTCCATACCGTTTAGATAAACTAAATCTTTAGGAGCACACCACACTGTGGCGTCATTGCTGTTAAATTGCAAGTGTTCGGGCCGCGGCGAATCTAAATATTCTAACACATAGGCCATGCCCGAGCATCCAGTGGTTCTTACACCCACAAGAATGCCTAGTCCTTGGCCACGTTGAGAAATGTTTTGATTAATTTTTTTAGCGGCTTGAGGTGTGACATGTATCATGAATATGTTTTATTTTTTTATTTTTTTAAAAATATCAAAAAAATCTGTTTTGTTTTGTTGCTTTTGTTCAAGAGCTTTTTTCTCAGATTCTTTTTTTGATAACTCGTCAAGATCTCGCTTCAGTGTAGCATGCAGTATTGAGTCTGACGTTGATGCTAATTTTTCCTGTTGAAGAACTTTCAGTGTTCGTTCACAGCGGATACAAGTGACATGTCCGTTTTTACGGCGATCGACGGGGAGTAATTCTAAACAATTTGTGCAGACTTTAGCAGGCATGATTTTACCGAATCCAATTTAATTTACTATTGTGATTATAGCAAATTTAGCTGCGTTTTCCTAGAGCACGGTTAGCCATACTGGAAACTGTTTTTTCTGGAGGGGTTTTTACAGCTTCGCCTGCTTCACCGGGCACTTCTACATCTGTGTCGACTGGGTTGATGAACACGTATTTTTGCCCGTTTTCATCATCTTTGATATTGCCAACTATACTTTTTACAGCTTCGTTGTGTTGTTTGGCTTTTTGCAGTGTTTCCAATGTGAATGCTTCGGCACCGGGCTTGCTTCGTACTAAATTGATCAATGCTTCCACAGAGATTTTTGGCACTGTGGCATGATCACTACTGAATTGCAATTCTCTCAGTGTGTCAATCAATGCATCGTTGGCGGCATGATCAGCATCGTCTTCTACGAAACCGGCCAATCCGTCTTCGTTCAACGGGCGAGCAAATTCACTGAATCTCATTAACGCTTTTCTCTGCCGAGTTCTTCTGGACCGCCCACAGCTGCATCGGTGCCATCAAATCCATCGCCCGCTGCGGCAGGAGCTTCTGGGGCAGGGGCCATACCCGAGTCAGGCGACGGAGCACCCATGCCAGTGTCGGCACCCATTCCGCCCATGCTCATGTCGGGAACAGCTTCTCCGGTCAATGCTCTAGCAGCACCATCGGCCTGTTCACGACCGGTACTGAGTTGTTGCCATAATTGTTGTAACAAAGGAGTAACTGTGCCTTTGAAACTTTCGGCCTGCTGTTCACCAATTTGATCACGGATTGTGTCTAACAAAGCCGGTAACTGCTCGTTTTGCATTTTACCAATTTTTTCCAACATGTCCTGTATCGAGTCAACCATGTCTTTGGCAGCCAATGTAGCTTCGGCCTTGGCCATTTCGCTTTCACGCAACAGTACATGGCGATTTTCCACCATCCAACGATTTAAACTTTCGCGAACCATCAACAGTTCCATGTACTTGGGATTCTTTTCAGCTGTGTGTACACCGTGTGTACGCTTGACAGCATTCAAGCTTTCTGTGATACCGGTGGCCAATTGATAGGCCTTTTTAAATGTTAAATTGTCGTAGTCGATTCGAAATCCAAATCTGCTTTCAACTACTTGATTAATTCGGTTAGCTCTTGGCTGGTTGCTCATTTCTGATAATTTCATGGTTTATTTTTTTCCCAAACTTATGTAGTATTTAGTCGGTTAGTGTAAATCTTTCATTCTTTTACTGTTGCCAAATTTTTAAGTTTTTGGCCTGTGCAACATGTTTATTTAACTCTGTTTGTGATATCTGCAACCTTAATCTTGCATCTGATAGTCTAGCACTCCATATACTTATGCTGTCCAGCTTCAAGTTTTTTCTTGCACGAGCTAGACTGGCCTCGTAGTGTGTGACATCGTTTTTTAATCGCAACACTTCAGTGTCGGTGTCGCGTATTCTTGTGGCTATAACGCCAAGTCTCACATGCTCGCATAAACAATAAAAAATAGCCGATTGTTTGCTGTCAAATATGTGTATTTTATCTTGATTTCTTGTGGTCAATTCCCAATAGCCCAAGTTAGGCACAATATGAAAATTACCAATGTTGTAGCCGCCGTGTGGCAAGGGCCATATCAGTGGAACATTTTTATTGTTGTTTAAACGAGAAAATTCTCTTTGTGTCCAAGCAGATATGTACTGAGTTGCTGCTGCTATGGCTTGATCAACTTGTTGTTTTGTAGGTTCTACTTTGTGGTTTTTGATAGGTAATACGTCCATTTTCTTGAATTCTCAATAACACATCTTTGTTAACCAAACTGTTGGCAATTACCTGCTGTCTTGGGTCCAATGCAGATTTGTGCAACACTGCGTTGTCTGCAAATTGATCCAACAGTTCTGCCTCTTCGTTGGTTACGGGCAGACTAATGTTATTTAAGAGTTCTACTATACGCATAAATTATTTAAGTGCCGAATGAACCAGTACACCTAATATAGCAGTAAGCAAGATACCAAACACACTGGTGCCGATGGTGATGATGGTTTTTAAATTATCACTGTTACCAGTACGAATGCTGTCTTTGATGTCCACTATATGGCCTTCTAATTTATCCATGCGTGTTTCAAGATTGGAAAGTTTTGTATCCAAGTTACTATACCTTTCAGCACACAGTTCTACATGGGCTTCAAGGCTCTTTTTTTCTATATCTGTTGAGGACATAATTGTCTCTTCGCTTTCTTCAGGTTAAGCGATGTGTTGATGGTGCCTAAATGTGCCTTAATAATGAGCCTTAATGTTGCCATGACATCAATACATATTTATGTGTCGGTAGCCGGATTTAAAGTAAATGTTTTTGATACTGCCGTAGGGATAGAAAATAGGCAACATGAATCTTGCTGTCTCGTCCAATCCCTGTATCACAGGAACCTGTTCAAACGATTCCTCAAGCAATGCAGTGGGGCCAAGATCAGAGGCAAAAGCATTGACGTGTTCAATGGCAAATAACCACACCCACACACGATGTTCTCCAGCAAAGAAATCTCCAAATTCCCAGTGTTCCACCGGCATTACCCAAGAGTAAGGTTCCTGTAGTTCCACTGGTTGTGCTCTAAGTCCAATCACCTGTAGTACTGTTTCCCAGTTGCGTTGTTGATCACGACGGTGCTGATCATGGCCGCGAACATCTCCGGTGGCTGTGATGTCTACCAAGGTAAATCCTGTGAATTTTTCCAGTTGTGTTTGCATACAACTACTTATAGAGTTTAAAATTTGCAACCACAAAAAAAGCACCGAAGTGCTTTTTTGTTATAGCGGTTAAACTATCGGTTATTACGCTAGTTTGAAACCACCAGTACTTGAAACTGCTGAAACTGTACCAACGTAGCAATTACCAGTAGCACCGATGTTACCACCAGTTGCTGCTGTCCACTGACCAGAACCAGTTTGGATAGCTGTTTGTAAACCAGCATCAGTCCAGCTTGAACGCTCAACTAAAACGCTCATCTGTTGTGATGTATCAACTTGATACGCTAAAACTGAAGCATTACCTTCAACTTGACGTAAAATTGTTTCAACTGCGCCACCTACTGCTAATTCAGCCGCTAAGTTACCGTTGAAACCTAAAGTGATTTTATATGCTTGTAATGGTGCTGCAACACCTGTGTTGATGATGGTTGCATTGGCAAATGAACGACCTGTGTCAACTTGTCTTGTGCCGGCTGAGTCGCCGTTAACTCTTGTAAAAACTGCCATGTTAATTCTCCTTGTTGTTAATGAGCTGTTACGCTACATGCAAATATTTATGATAGAAGATAAAATTTTACAGTTTTAATGCTTTGGACAATTTATGTTTCAACTGCTGTTGGTATTGTTCCTTGAGTTGCGTGTTCCAGCCCTGTTGTCTTGCTTGTTCCCAAATACTTGCACGTTGTTCAAAAAATGTATTTTTAATTTTATCCAAAGAAGTGAGTTTTTTATCGCCCTTGGCAGTGCCTACCTCGCCCGACTTAACTGTGATCATAGACGCAAATACTCCCAGTATTCTATGTTTACTGCGTGGATTCCTGACAGTTTTTTGTGCCTGTAGTACTAGTTGATCAAAGCTTTGGTTTAAATCGTATTGATATAGCAGTCGTTGTAGATCACTGTAATTTTGTGAATACCAAACAACTTCTCTACCGGCCTGTTTGACAGTGCCGGGTTCGTATGTAACTTTTCTCAACTCCAATCTAACACTGGAGAGGTTAAACTCGTATTCTTGATCGGGTTCAGTCAATGCTGGTGCTTTGATGCTCAGCCGTTTAAACAACACCTGTGGGTCTGTTTCAATTGTGGCAATTTTAACCAATGCCAACACTAGGCCTTGCTTTTCTGCCGGCATGTCGAGAAAGGACTGTTTAAATTCAGCTTCCACTGGATCCTTTGCAATGATGTTGTCAATCTGTACCGAGTAACCCAAACGATCATCGTGATAACGGACAGTGACTATCTCTCCTGAGTTGTAGCTACGTTTGCCCGCATGCTTGACACTGGTAAAAGGTACTATAGTAGTTTCTGGATGTGCGTGGAAAAATGCCTGTAGTTTCTTTTTAGTAACTGCTTTGTCGTCATTACTCTGTATGTGGGCTATAAGATCTATGTCGCCAAAATCCTGTTTGTTTGGATCGCTGTTGTAGCTACCAGATTTTCTTAAGTCAACAAAACCAGGAAATTTAGCGATAAGGGGCTTGTATGATGCGGCAAAAGCATCAAAGTCTGCACGACTACGTATTCTTTCTGCACCCGCTACTCCGCTCATGTCGTTTCCGTTCTATATTTTGCTAATGCAGATGTATTCGGTAAGAATTTGCCAGAAAGACCTAGTGTTTTTTGACGCTTGATCCATTCGTTTTGAAGATCATCTGGGATATCTGCTCGTGTAGAATCTAAAATCTTAAAGTAGATGTTGAGCAGACTGTTGTATTGTTGTGTGTTCATACGCATCTTGAATAGCCTATGTAGTTTATAGTAGTCCTCGGTATCATCTCTGTTTATCTCAAAACCTAATCTATCACCTAATATTTTTAGAGCCTTGTCGGGTATATGAGCCACTACGTCTCTGGACTCCTTGTCCTTTACTCCGCTGACGTGATTGAAACTGAGGTTAGCTACTTGGAAAGCCGATAGCATCAGCTGTGTTCTATGTAGTCCCTTGACATTAGAGTAATGTGCATACGGAGCCGAGTGATAACTGAACAGGAGCCATTCTAAATTTCCCACCATCCAATCTATCTGTACACCAGTACCTACATATTTACCAGCGGGATTTACTTGTGGATAGACTCCAAATATATTGCCATCGTTGACCTTTTTCTCGTCACAGTAGAGAGTAGGAGCATTGGCATTGATGTATCTTACTAATTCTTGGAGAAATGCTCTCATGAGAATCTGTTGCGGAGTTGCCGTCTTGGCCTTTGATTTAAATATTTCGAATTGCTTGGTCACAGCGTCCGGATCAAGTCCCCACTCTGTGATACTTTTTGGAGTTATTTCTTGATCTACGATAGAGTGTGAGCTGACAGCTAGATCAATATCTCCTGCTTCTTTTGGTCCTAAATCCATCCATGGCTCATCTGGGGTATTTCTAAAGACCCAGAAGTGCCCTGTATCTTCGGTCTTGAATACATCTTTGTTAGCTTGGCCTTTATATTCTAGGGGAAGTTCCTTGCGAGATGGTACCAACCCTTTAACTTCTAGACTACTAGATCCTACAGAATGGAAATGTTGCCTATCAAATATGGCAGCCTTTTGTGGGAAAATACTTTTCAATTCATTAAAATAGGCAGTGAGTGTAGGTTCAATATTTTCTAAAGATATCTTACCGGTCCTTCCTTTGAAGACATTACCGCCTTCCATGATGGGTTCCCATGCCATGGGCTTGGCACCGCGGGCAATGGGCTTGAATCCATGTCTTTTATATAGTTTGGTCAGTGAGGCCGAACTTATTCTGCCGTGACTCCAAGGCATTAGTGTCAATCTAATACCCGATGCCTGTGCCTGGCGTTGCAGTTCCTGTATGGCTCTACTGCCCACACCTTGACGCTGTTCGGGTCCGGCCATGATCCAGTCTATTTCCACTGTGCGAGCATCGGCACCGGGTTTGAGTTTGAATGCAGCAAAAGTTTGTTCTTCTCCCTCACCCCACACCATGACTCGGTCTGCTTGTCCATAGGGCCACTTGGGATATTGACTGTATACTTGATCTATCCACTGCTGTGCTAAACCAGCAGATTCAACAATGACTTCGCGTATTTTCATTTTGTTTTATCTAGTAACAATGCTGAAAAATCTTTTGATGATTCCGCCAATGCCGGAGTTCCATTTGTTTGTTGATTTTGTGCTCGCTTATTGGCATAATACTGTTTCATATTGGGATCACTGCTTGATAATTTGTAATTTACTTTATTAACTGGCGTTGTGGAGGTTGTACCGACATCCTTGAAACGTTGTGTTGGTAGTATTGCTCCTGGAGTTTTGCGATCAGGGCTTGTTACTGTGGCTGTACCTTGGGGATTTTTAAACGGAGGGGCAGTTACACTAGGAGTTGAGCTAGTGGGTACATTGTATGCAGTTTTCGCTTTAGTTGAGGCTGGCGCCGGTGCAACAGTCGGTGCCGCCGGAGGGGTTGTCTGAACCGGTGCAACAGTCGGTGCCGCCGGAGCATTTGCATCCTTGGGAAATCTGTCATCCACTGGGGCAGTTGCAGCCGGTGCTGTAGTAGCAGTTGTTGGATTGGCAGTGGCCTGTCCACGTGCCACTGCACGACGCCCAACATAGTCAGGACTGGAAGGAGTAGCCTGTGATTGTGCCTGTTGATCCAACAACGATGCCATGTTCGCATCAACCTGTTTATTATCGGGACCAAACCATTGATTTCCAAGTTTTTTGTAAGGTGTTGTTTTTCCAGATCGGTCTTTGATTGATACAGAATTCATACCAGTGGGCTGGTCGGCCACGTTACCGACGCCAGCATTGGCTCCCCGTTTAACTGCATTGGCGATTCCTGATGCTACATTGCCGACAGCATTGCCAATTTTAGTGCCTAGACTGTTGGTACTTTGTGGTGTTGTTGCCGGAGCTTGAGTTGCTTGAGCTTGGGTTTGAGCTTGGGCTCCTCTTGCTTGAGCCAATTGTGCTTGCAAACCGCTGATGGCAGTTTTATGTTGATCAATTTGATTTTCAATTGATGCAGCATCTACCCCTGCACTCGATGCCGAAGTGTTAGATGCAGTTGCGGTGGGTTGTGCAACAGGATCTTGTTTAAAAACTTTACCTAATTTATCTGCTGGCTCCCCACCTACAGCGTTGGCTCCGGTGTTGAATCCCTTTGAGGCGGCACGAGCAACACCGGTGGTGGCACCTCCGGCCACAGCACCAGCTCCACCGGCGACATCTCCGGCCACTGTTGCGGCTGCTTTTCCTAGGCCTTTTGCTCCGCTTTTAACAGCATTGTAAGCACCAGCCACTGGTCTAGCCACCATTTGATTGCCAAGTGCTTTGCCAGCACCACCAATGGCACTGGCGGCACCGGCCACAGCATCGCCAGTTTTGTTTACGTTCTTAGTAAACTTTTGAGCACCCTTGGTTATTTTTTTAGCACCTTTTTGGATATCATTAAATCCAAACTCATCTAACTGCTGTTCGTTTACAATGTCATTAATCTTCACGATTTTCACCTTTTAGTCGTCTTACACCACGGATAAATTTATTGGGATCTTGACTGCGGATACTGTTTAACAAGCGATTTTCCAACTGCTGTGCTGTTTCATCGTCGTAGTTTTCTCGTATGTAATTGATTAGATTCACAGCACCTGCAATAATGTTACTGGCACGTGATTCTACAAGATTTTCTCGATCACGATGCACCAACATGCTGTCTAGTTCATCTAAGATACTACGGGATCTCTTTTGCAAGACTTGCTCCAATTTATGTTATATTTATGTGGAGTTAATCCGTTTTGGCTTTTAACCCAGCCAACATGCTTTTGAGTCTACTGCTGTCCACTGTGGCTGAGGGTGGTGGACCAGCATCCTTGTCAATGCTAAATCCCGACTTGGCTTTAACATCAAATTGATTAACTGTGGTGGTGGTTTTGATTTGATCCATGATTGAGGCCATTCTAGGTGGTCCGCCGCCACCTGTGTAACTTTCTTGTCCTTCTTCTCCCGGATCAGTGATACGCATGGTTTCTATGTTGTATTCTAAATCAATTTTATGTCCAACACCGGTTGAGCTACGCGACTTCATACACTGAATTTGATAACGCCCACGCTCTCGCATGGCTCGGCTGGTAAAGATACCAAACACGTTATCAGCAGTGTTGATCTTTGAAATACCTCCTGCAATGTGACTGTGGTCAAACTCTATTTCTTCCACTGCACTTCTATTCAACTGACTTGCTGTCACAAACAACACATTGAGTTCTTTGGCTAGATTACGCAGTTCTTCCGCCACATACTTGTCTTTGATGAACTGGTCATTGGGATTCACCTTGACCGATACCGGCATCACCAAGTCCAAGTAGTCGCACATGACAAAGTCCACTTTATTACCGGTTTGTATTTGATACTCTTTGATGAAACTGCGAATGTCATTCACTGTGCTCTGTGCTGGCAGGGCTTTGATTCTATAGGCTCCGGCTTTTTTGCCCACCATCTTGACCTTGAGTGTAGTGGTGTCTATGTCCTTGCGTATGTCTTTTGTACCTGTGCTGGTCAACATGGCATCGGTTCTCAAAGCACACAGTTCTTCTGACAGTTCCAAACTGATGTACACACCTGATAAGCCGGCCTGCAACCACGACAGTGCTATGTTCATCATGACCAAGCTCTTGCCCGAACCCGAACCTCCAGCAAATATGTTTAGTTCACCTCTGCTCATGCCACCATAGAGAATCTTGTCCATGGTGGGCCATCCGGTTGACACTTGTCCGCCCGAGTTGTAATACCTATCAATACGTGACTTGGGATCTGAAAAGTAGTCTGTGCCCAAGTCTTTGGTTAAACTTATTTGCACTGCATCTTTGATCAATTTCTCCACAGGATCGTAGTCGCCCTTTTCCAACAGGTCTGCTGATTTTAAAATGGCACGTTCCAGTTCCATCCTGCGTGTAAAACCTTCAAATTCCATCATGAACCAGTCGTGATGTCCCGCCACTGTGTCAGGTAAGGGTTTTAATTCCACTCCGGTCACTGCGTGAATCTGTTCAAGTGTGGGCAATGTTTTATAATCGTTTGAGTGTGTTCTAACGAACTCGGCCACAGCACGTAGGCTTCGATCAAAGTTTTCAGGGTTATAAATGTTTTGTACTCTGACGTAACTCTGTGCATCGGTCAACATCATTTCCAAAAACAATCGTTGTATCTCGGGGCTGTATTCTTTTGTTGTCATATTGTTAATTATATAATCTTTTCTTTAGTAATTCAATTTTTAATCTACTGGTTTGTTTGCCTGCTAATATTGATTTCAATGCAAATAACTTGCCATACTGTTGTACTGCTGCACCAACATCTTTACATTCGCGTTGCCATTCGGGATAGCTCACTGCCCATCCATACTCCAATGCAGCATCAACCAAGCGTGAGCCTGCACGGTCAGCATCCGGAACTACTATAACTTCACGTGCCAAGCTGTCAATGATGTCGGCCTGTTGCTCACTGACTTCATTGCCCAACACTGCCACACCATCAATGGCCATGGCATCAAACGGTCCTTCACACACTATGACAAACTTACTCCCAGCCTGCTGTTGATCTACATTGAACACATAGCCGGGTTCATGACTGTTGTGGTATTTGGGTCGAACATCATCTGATACTGCACGGGCAGTATAGCCAATGATCTCGTTTTGCCAAGTGAACGGGATTACGACCCGACGATGTAGGTTGTTGTGTGTAGCCGGAGTCCACATTAAATTGTATTTAATCAAGTCAATCCGTCTACTGGCACTGTACATCACAGCCGCATGAAACTCCTTTGGCACCGCAGAATCTTTCAGTGTGTACCACGATTCCCAGGCTGTGAAGTTCTGTGCCGATTCTGGCAAAGGTCTTGGCTTAAAGTTGATGGGTTCTGCCGATTCCACCTTCACCAGTTGTTCGGGTGCTGTCAATTCTCTAATACGTATGGCATCAATCACCAAGCGTTTTACAGTATTTTCATCAGCACCCAACCAAGTTAATAATTTTCTAAACTTGTAAGTTAAATGCCGGCCGGGTTGGTAAGATGCTCGAAAATTGCAGTTAAAACAGGAATATGATACAGCACCATCGGGATTGACAATGACTCCGCCACGACCTCTAGTGTCGGCACTTTCACCCGAATGTGGGCAACAAACAGCATTGAATGACGTCCACCCAGTGGTGGCATTGGTTCTACGTCGAGCGGGCAACAACTGAGTTAGGGCGAGTACAATAGAATTTGACATTGTGTTACAGTATACGCTACTGCTGTCACAATGTCAAAAGTTTTGATAACAATACTGCTGTTATTGGATTATAACGGAACTTCTTCCCACATGATAGACGAAGTGGCTGAATGAGCAGCAGGAGTAGTAGTTGCCATCAAAGTCAACACAGCGTTGGGCGGAACAATGATGTGTCCGTCAAAGTTTTCTACAAAACCCATCAATTGAGTTTGCATACCAGCAGCAGTTGCAACAAATGATGCGTTGGTTGCAGAACCACCGCCCAATGCAGAACCAAATGCCACTGCCAAAGTACCAGTCATACCAGTTAGTGCTGTATTAAGTGGAATATAACGTCCCTGTGCACCAGAAGCTACAAGAGTTTTCATGTTAAGTGGTTGAGCACCAGTTGAGATTGGACCTGCCAGAGCCGATACCATCCAAACATACGGACCAGCACCAGTGGCTGTCAATGCAGTCATGGTCACTGCCAATGTGGCCTGTAACAACACACAGTTTACAGTGGAACCCGACGGGTTATATAAAGTAGCCAGTGGAGTTGCAGTGGCACCAGTTGTGGCTGAGGTAAAAGTTGCCGCGTTGATCGCAGTTGTTGTTGTACCGCCTTTGTATAAAGAACCACGATATGCTTGTTCATAAAATCTACCGTGTAGCTCAGAAACAATAAGGTCACCCAATTGTCCTGCTCTAGCCGGTGCTTGTAAACCAGCTGAAATACTTGTTGTGGTAGCGATTGGACCTACCTGATTTTGAATTAACATCTTTTAAATCTCCTTAAATTTTTAATGTAATTGACTTACAATTCTTAACTGTATTTATACATTTGGTATTTTATCAAATGGTTTACTGCTGTTGACCAAACAATGACGCATCATTACGCATGTCTTTGGGTTCATCGCCATATGTAAACATTGGTAAATTACCAGCTGTGTTTATACCATTCAACTGTCCGGCCAAGATTCTTGGTAACTCGTATATCTGTTGGTTCAATATCTTTAATTCTTGTAGCACCAGTGCCAATATTTCAATCTGTGACTGTCCTTCATATTGGCTAGTGTCTTGCACAGTTAACGCAACTTGATTGATGTAACCGGTGGCACTAATCGGAGCATTACCTGTTGTTGCAGAGCCTATTGCGGCGTTGCTGGTTGGTATTGTTCTGTTGGCTATGATCAAGTCGCCCAACATGGTGGATGACAGTCGTCTTGCGGCACCTGCGGGGTCTATGCCGCCTGTGATCAATGGGAAACTTGTTGCGGCTGGTGCGGAACCAACTGCAACAACACCGCCGACTGAAAGTGAACCAACGGTATCTGTTAATAATCTACGAGCTAACCCTCCTGAATCAGCCCCACCAACAATCAACGGTACGTTGGTTGTTGCACTACCTGTAGCAACCGGAGCAACACCACCGATTGCAACCAAATTTTGACCTGTCAGTTGTGCTGGCGTGTTTCTTAATACATAAGTAAATTGACCACCGGTAGTGGCAGTGATTCTGGCAAATCTAGCCAAAACAGGAATTGTATAAGTTGTACTTGCAACAAATGTTGTAGTGTAAGCACCTGTTGCAGTCATCATTGGTGCGTTTACACCAAAAGTCAAACCGTCATTGGAAAATGCAACGCCTCCTGTAGCAGCAAAAGTAGCGTTGGTTGACAAATGTATGGTTTGATAGCCGGTGGTATCAATAATGTTGACACTACCAATTTGTGCTAGAACTGTCACCGGTTGTGGTGCATCCGATAATATAAATGCACCTGATAAATCTTGTTTGATACCTGAGTTTTGTGCTTGTAGCCTGACGTTCAATGGTGAGTTGTTTGATTCATCCATGGCCCATGAAATCTTGTCCACAGGAGATACAACAGATTGACCACCATCAATCATAAGTGTTACGGATCCAGAAATATTGGTGACGTTGTATCTTAGATACTGTGCCTCTGTACGAACTGCGTATAACCCCAAACTGTCAATTTGAGATTTTTGATTCATGGCGTTCATTTCGGTAACCAAACACGGATACCAAACTACTCGATCCAATGAACGTTCTAAAGTGATAATTCCGCTAAATGTTGATCCGTTTACTTGAATAAGAGCACTATCGTAACCCGTCATGTCTAAGGCGTTACCAGCACCTACAGTGGTTACTGTTCCCGAGAACAAGGTTTGATTATCAGGAGAATTTAGTCCAATATAACTCATATTAGGTCACCTCAATTACAGAAACAATAACATCCACACTTTGTGAACTAGATACAGCAATTAAATTGTTGGCTGCTACTATGATTCTACTGGCATCCACCACGTTGAGCGTGGTGCCGGGGAATATGTTTACAGTGCTGACAATGTTGGCTCTAGTGGCCCCACTCCACATTGCTATGTTGGCAATGGCTGTGTTTGCTGTGTTATTGGCCACTGTGAGTCCGATTACTGTGGCCTGTATGCCAGTGGCAGTGGGGTTGTACACAGTGGTATTACCTGTTATATTTGAAGCAAGATAGTTGGTATAATTTATGGCCATATAGAGTATTTATGCTATTAAACTTTGGGCTAGAATGATGCGTTGTATGTCAGTTGCTGTTTGACTGACACCGAATGGTACTGTGAATTGACTGGTTACCGAAGCATTTCCAGCTGAAATGTTACCGGTGTATGTGGGTAAAAACTGTGCAACTTGAGTGTTGCCATAACTGCCAGCACCCACTGTTGATAAAATATTAACGCCGTTGGCAAATAGGTAGTTGGGTGCAACCACATTGCCCGACACAGTGGCATTACCTGTAGCGGCGTTTAATGTTAGTAATGTGGCGTCAAAGTAAGTGTTTCGTGTTCCGTAAATGGCCAAGTTGTTGACATCAACGGCTGCTATCTTGTACAGTGTATTACTGGCACCCAAATAAGTGAGCACCACAGGGCCATCACTTTGAATGGAAGGTGCTGCAAATACGCCACCGGAGCTGAGTGTAGCAACATATGATCCAGTGTTCAACTGCGATAGAGTTTTGTTTGTTATAGATGTTTGTATGCCGGTTATGGTTGAATCTGTTGGCAAATATGCTGCTACATTGGTGTTGCTGTAAGTTCCTGGCTGTGGATTGGCTGTCAAGTAGCTGGCAACATTGCTGTTACCGTAACTGCCGCCGGCAGTTAAGTAAGTTAAATTGGCGTAGGTGTAAAAACTGCCCAAGTTGGCATTGATACTGGTGACATTGCTTTGTAAGTTGCCCAACCAAACGTTCTGTCCAGCCTGTGTTAGGTTGGCGTAAACATAATAAGATCCAATGTTGGCATTGGTTGATTGTATTTGACCAGCTTGAGCAGCAGCATTGGCATTGGCATAGATGTAGTATGAACCAAGGTTGGCATTGATACTGGTGACATTGCTTTGTAAGTTAGATAACCAGATGTTGGTGGCTATGTAATAACTGCCCACATTGGCCGACAATGCAGATATAGTGGCATTGGCAGCATTGATATTGTTGTTGGAGTAGGTGTTGGCCGAAATGATCTTGAGATCTAAATTGGTCAGTGTGGTTTCTTGATTTCGTGCATTGGCAGTCCAAGCAGTAGTGACAGCATTGATTGAGGTATTGACTGTAACAATGTTGTTGTCTACATAATTTTTCATGCCAATGTTGGCATTGACAGTGGCGTTCAATGAGTTTTGTACATTGGCTGCCATGGCAGTGTTTAAATCATTGACATAACCAACCACCGCGGTGTTGGCTGTGACAATTTGATTTGCTAAACTGCTTACATTGGCAAATAAGTCAAGTCCCTGTACCACAACTGTGTTGGCCACTGTGACTGTGCCAGAGACTCCAACGCCACCGGCCACTGTTAATGCACCCGAGGTACTACTGTTGCTGATGTTGGTAGAAGTGATACGAACTATGTTGCTTGAGGTAATTCGCATCACTTCGTTGTTGGCGTTACCGCCACCAACAACAAATAAAATATCGTTGGCTGTTTGTGTGTTTATAATTAAGTTACCGCCACCGGTCACAGCATTACCAAACACGTTGATATAAGCGTCGTTTGGGCGGGCAATGGCATAGCCTGGATAATTGTACGTGCTACTGCCTATACCAATATCGATAAAAGTATCGCTGGCATTACCGTTGTCGGCTGTTATAATAAGATCGCTGGATGCCCGTGCGCCAGAATTAATATTTTGCATATTAATTCCACCGTAATCATTGTAATTTGTAGACACTTGAACTGCAATCTGTGGCTGAACATTGTAGCCAGTGGAGATTCCAGCATACAAGGCACCAAATCCGTTAGTATCACCAAAGAACTGCCCCGAATTTCCTGTAACTGTTTGATTAGTTACATTACCAATAAAATTAATATTTCCGGTTACTGTTAAGTTGCCTGATATTGATACATCACCGGCTGCGGTCAATGTGTTGAGTACACCAAGTTGATTGATATTGGGTTGATTGGCTGTGGTTATAGTACCCGCAATCAATCCGGTGTAACTAGGCAGGTATGCTGCTACATTGGCGTTGGAATATCTAGCAGCAGTGACCGAAGCCAATATAACATTACTGTAGGATAATTCTTTGGTAACAGTGTTGTACACCACCATTATAGTGTTGCCAGCGTCGTAGTAGTTTCTTACAGGATTTACAAAAAATCCAGATACATTTGCACTAAGTCCTGTTGCATTGGCATTTAATATAATACTGTTGGCAACTTGTGTGGTTGGTCCATTGCTGCCGCCAATTGAAATGGCATTGTTGCCTTGGCTGGTATAGCCGGTGTTCTGTCCAATTGCAATTGAGTTAGTGCCTTGGTTATTGGTACCAGAATTGTAACCTATGGCAATGGAATATCCACTTTGATTGATTTGTCCAGAGAAAGTGCCAATGGCCAAATCATAACTGCCCTGTGATGGAGTAAATCCCGGTCCTGCACCTCCGGCATAGTAGCCCCAGGCCAAAGAACCGTCGGGGGTATCATAAAAACTCGATCCTGAAGGCAGTGTCAGTACACCTGTGGGATTGAAATTCCACAATGCACTACTGGCCCCGATCTGTGCTGACGTGCCATCAACTCCAACAAAGTTAGCACCGCTGGTGTTGGCCACCCAGGCTTGATCTCCCACTAGAGTAATTATATTTGGCAAGGCCCCAACACCGGGATAGCCGGGCTGTAGTTGTGTACCATTGGAAAGATTTACATTACCGGAACTGGCTAATACAAGATTTCCACTGCCATTGATTAAACTGTTAAACGAAAGTGGTGCACCGTTGGCATACAAATAACTGTTGCTTCGCACATTGCCGGCTCGGACTGTAGCAGTGGTTAAGATATTGCTGGTGACATTACCGCTGGCAAGATACACAGCTACTTGTGTGTTACCGTACGTGCCACCACCTCCACCACCGCTGATTAAATGCCCACCCGGTGTAACACCGTCGTGAATACGAATACTGTTTAAATCAGTATCCATCGTTGGTTCGCCCAAGGGACCTGTATAGGCTAAACTACGGGCAGTGGTACCGCGTTTAAGCAGTACTTGGGTTACTTGTACATTGGCAACAGTCATTAGATGTATCCACCATCAACAACACTTTGATCAATGCCCGGAGCCGGAGCCATGTTGCTCCAGTAGGCCGGCATTATTTCTAAATCTAAAGGAACTCCGTAATTGTCATCTATGTACAAGGGAGCTTCAGAATTGTCCGAAGTCTTGGTAACTTTAAAAGTCAACTTGTAAAATCTCTGTTCTAGATCATCAATCACGGGTTTGGTAAATGTAAATGTACCTTGGCCCCGAGTTATATCACCGAAGGTTACGGGATACGTGGCTACAGTTAGTTGATTCACTGGATCTTGTATCTGTGCATCCACAGTGTACCCGGTCAAATCCACTGCTTTTTGATCTTGGTTTTTAATTACAATCTGCACTGGGTTGTCTATGCCCTGATAAACTCTAATGGTTCTTGAATACACAACTCGGTTCCTTGTAGTAAATATGGTGGGATCGAAAATCTGGACCTCTACCATGATAGGATATAAATATGTTTTAATGGTGATCATTCATGATTGCCTTTATAACATATTTAGCGAGAAACGTGGAAGAAATTAAACAACTACTAGATCAGTACCCTTATCTTACCCTACTGACATATGGTGGCGTTGAATATGTGGGCATTGTGCAAAACAGTGATGAACAAATCACTACAATTTATGATTTTTCCGCATTAAAAACCACAGAACAAAAAGTAAAATTCCTTGAGCTGGGCGATGTTTGGTGGTGGGAAAGCAATAGAATCATTCCCATTAATGTGTTTTTGAAACAGGATTGGGTGGAGTTTAAGGCAGTGGTTAAAACCATGAACAGCAAAGATGTTGTGATACAGATAGGACCACAAGTAAGTCTCAAGGAAATGAGTCAACGTCGCAGTAAAAGACGATCAATTACTCTAGTTAGACGTGTTGGTTAATAAATTTATATGGACTGCTACTAGATGACTGTAGGCCACAGAATGACTACGTTTGAATGTATAGCCTTCTTCAGTTGCGTCCCAAATAGTCTCTGCAACTTCCCGCCAAGTTTTTCCAAGTAAATGTCGTTTGCCCGGACGTATCAAGGCCAAGAACATGGCCATACGTGGTATTGAATCAACTGCTTCGGGCATTTTAATCAGTGTTTCGTAATGGTTACCAATGTGTATCAGTTGACTACAAAATTCAGGATCGTACAATCTACTCCAGTCGGGCTCTTGCGCCATCAACTGTTCTAAGTGAGCTTCGTCCTTTATCTGTGTATATAATGACACATTGAGAAAGTCCAGTTTCATATACCCCAGTTCTTCTGCAGATTTGTAATCTATACTAGCAGTGCCGGTAAAGGGATCAATAGGAATTGCGGTTGTATAAACACCGGTGTTGTGTCGTGTCAACACCCCATCACGTACAATACCTGCAGGGTGATGATCCAGCACTGCTAGTGCCCGAGTGCGATCGGGAAAATCTATGTCAATGTCTGAACGAAATTTTATCATTAAATAAACCCCTGTGGCCATTTTAATAGTAAAAATGTTTCCATACCCTCAAAGTCTTTTTCTTGCTCACCAAAAAAGCGTAGGTGGAATTCATCGTCTCGAGTCATAAAGTACCAATCGTAATCACGCTCTCTAACAAGCCCGTATTCGTCTTTCAGCCACTGGCTTAATTTGAGTGCTCCACGCAAGGTAAATCTTGAAGTAGCTTCACCTGAATTATTGATTTTAAGTTTAATAAGTCTCATTCAAGTAATTCTCTAAAAGATAATTGGCAAAGTCCTCATGTGCTGGTTCTGCGTGATGTCCATCATATTGATAACGATTATAATCATAAGGAATATGATTTTTATCTATAGAGCAATATTTTGAAAAACTAAAATCAAATAAATCCACTATATTGGAATCGGATTGTATTTTTTCGTAAAATTGTTTTATAAACGGAGTTGAAAAATCAACTGCTTTCATGTTTTTAGTACCCATCCATATGAGATATTTAATATTGTTTAAATTTAAAAAAGATGTAAACATCGCCAATTGAAATAGTAAATTGGTTGTTGCAGCTTCATCATCATATAATCTATTATATGCATCACTAAATTTTTTAGCATCTCCTGTTAAACAATTATTTGGCTGAATGTCTTTAAAATGGCCATCATTGCCGATAGCCTCATTTGACCAATACTCGGTCCTGTTGGGGTGAGCTAGACCAAATATAGCCAGTATGTTGTTATTTTGCTTTTTTAATTCTAGTAAATCTCTTACACTGCGTCGCAGTATTCTGTTATTGCAACTTCCCGGTAACCCGTTATTAACAACTTTGCAATTCAGTTGTTGCCCAATAAAATCTGTATAGGTTTTTCCTGTACTCAGTACTCCATAACTATCACTGTTTGCATATAAAATCATAGGCCCGCCTTGGCCAATATGTCTCGTACCCACTCGACATCGGCCAAGTATTCTCGAAATTTACGTTGCCACGAGTCGGGATCGATCATGGGCAAGATCATACCTATCTGTTCTTCAGTGAGGCTGTCAAGAAATTCCACACCCGTTGCACAATTAAACACCACCCAAGGACTAATCCTACCGGTGCTAATATGGAAACAAATCCTATTACTGTTGCCATAACGAAAATAGTCCCCAAAACCTCCCTTGAGATCTGTATTGTTTTCTGCATATGATTCCATTTCTCGTAATGCTCGTTCCAATGCGTCTGATACTGCTTCGCGTTTGACATAGTCCGGCAACCATTCTGCGTATAAACCATCACTGCACCAATTGTCTAATTTTTTATTATTTTTTAACAACCAATCTAAATAGTTGACAAAGTTAATGCAACGTATGTCTTGGCAATATCTACCAAACTTGACAAAGGCATTGTAGTAGGGACTGGCAACAAAATCTGCATAACTTTTTAGACGTGCTGATCCCTGTGTGGTTTCATAAAAACGCAAGTATGCTCGGAGTCCCAGTTGTACTCCAGTTTCTCGTTCCTGTTGCCAACGACGCTTGGGCTCACACAAGTGAACACCGAGTGTACTGAGTTTCAAGAAACTTTTATCACAGTACTTACAGGTATTCTTTGATTCGTCGGTCATCCCATCCTTGAGATTTTAAATGTTGTCTGAGATCATCCCGTGTGTTTATTTCCGCTAACAATTTTATCTCATCATCTCGGGCATGGGGATACAGTTCACGCAGTAGTTTTTCTACTTTGTTGTTGCTAGTGTCTTTTTTCTTGGGAGAGATCCACTGGTGAAACTGCCGTCCCATGCCGGGACTCACAGTGGTGGCCAATAACCACTGTAGTTTTTTATGCTGTGTGGAGTTGACGTCAAAGAAGTTGCGATTCAGTCGTTCGTTGCAACTGATCAAGTAGTAGGCTTCAAGATCCGCGGTGCCCTTCACAGTGGCGCCATAGCGTATCATTAGGAACGGTGAAAACTTTTTACGTTCTTCTTCTGTGAGATCATCATAGAAGTCACGGTTCTTTGAATCAAACTGTGCCATTTCATTTGCGATTGATAATTTATCTGTTGTCATATTTTAATTTATAGTACATTATAGCAGGCTCTAGTAATTCTTGCAAGCCGGCATCCGTTTGAGCTGTTCTTCTGATACTGATCCACAGTTGATCCTCACGCATTTGTTCTAAGTGGGCTGTATGCCGGGATGAAACATGATGCAGTCGTCTATCCGTTTCACCTATGTTTCTAACATACACAGTATCGCCCGAGTCGGGACTTTCGTATATCTTGGTCATATGCTACCAAACTAGATTATAATTCACCACTTCACTTTGACGACTGATGTCTTTGACAAAGTAAGCACACATGGGTCCATCCACTCCGTTTTCTAAAGGCACTGCCAACAGTTGTCCGGGTTTGAGTTTGGGAAAATACCATTTGACATCTTGATAAATGTCCACAATTTCCACTGGATAAAAGTCCGGACGGAAACTGGTCTTGGGATTGAATGCAAACGCCGAGAATCCTCGATCATTGATTGACGTCAGGGGCACTACTTCTAAATCGCCCATGTCTTTTTCTCCGATCAACAACTGCCAATCCACTGGCATGCGAACAGTGTGTTCACCAATCTTCAACACCAAGGCCGGGCTGTTGAAGCTTTCCATAAAGATCAAGGGAATGTAAAAGTAGTCGGGTTCTCGAGGGTTGCTGTTGTCTAACACACAGAAATTAAGTTCATCAATCTCGTCGGGTATTTCGTTCATTTCATAACTGCGATTTTCTAGTGTAAGTATTCTCATTTAAGTTCTCTGTTGTAGTGATTGTAATATAAATCTCGACTGGACTGCAACCAAATTGAATATATCTCAGTTACATACTTTAGATCCACAGCTATGTCTAACTGAGCTATTATGTCAAGAATTACTTCCTCGCCGGAGTTTTTAAAAAGATCCTCGGCACAGTAGGTCAAAACCCGACGATTTTTTTTCAATAAAAAATCTTTGGTTGTCAAAAGCCTGTTGTGCATGTCACGATTGTGTGTGTAGGCTTGATCGTGACGATGTTTTTGAGTATTATTTTGATCAAATTGATTCAAGGAATAGTTTTTGCTTGCGTATACATCGGTGACGTGATCTATGTCGTTGGCTAGTATAAAAATGTGAGTGCATTCTTGCAAGGTCCACGGACTTGCTTGTTCAGTTAGTCTTCCGCTGTCAACGCCAGAACGATCCCAACGGAGTAAATTTTGATCAAACAATACAGAATTAATTTCATCCGAACCACCGTGTAATAGGTACACCGAGCGAGCAAAGGGATCCCAATAGCAAATAGCATGGTTCGCATAAAATCTATTTACATGTTTGGTTCGTATACTCCATTCTCTGTTGAGCCAAGTTTCTGATGTCACTGGTTGGAGATAGTAGGCCTTTAAAAATTCATAACGAGCCGCGGCATTCCAACAATCCTTATCAAATTCACTGTCATCGTAAAAATTAAACGCAGTATCTAGACTAATGAGATTTGCTATTAAATTTCCACCGGCACCCATTGGAAAATAAATTATGATATTAGGGATTACTGCCACTCTGCTTTCTCTACGGTAAAAGGGTAATTTGCTTCTCGATAAAACTGCTTGCGTTTTGTTAAATGTCTTTTTGCGAATTTACAGGTGCTGGTGATGTCCCAGATTTGCACGTGGTCTTTGTCTTCGGCTTTTCTAATGCCACGCCCGATGCTTTGTATGACTCGAACAAAACTTTTGCCTGGCTCAAGCAGTACAAGATTAAATATCCTAGGGATATTAATACCCACAGCAGCAACACCATAGGTAGCAATGATAATTTTATCACTACTGACGGCAACTTCATCGTATTCATCTTTTCTCTCCTGAGCCTTGGTTGATCCCGATACAAACACAGCACGTTCGCCCAAACGTTCCAACAACAGCTTTCCTGTGGCAATTCTATCCACTAGGATAAGTGTATTGCCAGTTTCGTTTACACTGTTTATCAACTGTGCTAGATAGTCCAGTCTACCTGTTGTTTCGGTCAAGTATTTAAGCTCGCTTTGGTAGTTGGTGTATTCAACGTGATCCACCAACTGTACTATGTTTACATGACAGCTGGCCAAGTGTCCGGCTTCCTGTAATTCATTTGCTGATAGTCGACCCACCACCGAACCTAGACTGCAAAAGATACTGGTTCGTTCATATTCTTCTCGAGGTATTGTTCCTGTCAGTCCCCAACGTATGGGCACATGAGCAAATGCTCCTGTGAGTAGAGTCTTTAGTGCATCGGCCTTGGCCATGTGTACTTCATCCACCATGACTAATACCACATCTTCAATAAACTCACCAATGGAGACCTCGGCCTCTGCTGACTTGGTGTTCTTTAATAGTATGTTTAGACTTTGCCAAGTGCAAATGGTGTGTGTACGGCCAAACTCTTTCCTATCGCCAAAGTATACTCCCACATCCAAGCCCAAGTTACGGTAGTCGGCTTCGGTCTGTGTCACTAGGCTTTTGTTGGGCACTATGACGATGGACCTACCATATGCTTCTACACTTTTGCTCAAGGCCGCTGTCATGATGGTTTTGCCAGCACCAGTGGCTATTTCTTGTACACTCTGCGGATTCTTTAAAAAATTATTGATGATTTCCACTTGGTAGTCACGGAACACTATGGATTCCCCAGCCCGAGGGTGTCCCGCGGGCCACGTTTGATCACTGAAACTATCTTCTCGAAATTCTGCAAACTCAAACTGTGTGCGGTAGTCACGAACATCCTCCAGCTCAACATCGTATCCTTGGGATTCCAATATGGGCAGTATGTCGGGCAATAAGTTTACATAACTGGTGCCACTGAGTTGAAAGAAGGCAACTTTACCATCCCAGCGTCCCAGTCGCACTGCGGGTTGATATCTGGCACCGGGTATTTCAAACTTGAATCTATCCACTAGCTTTTTACGTGTGGCCAAATCCAAGCCTTCGATCTTGATATTGACTTCGTCACGTATTACAAGTTTACAAGTTGTCAAATGAGTTTTACCTTAGCGTTGTTTTTCTTATTATAAGCATCCTGTGTCACATACACAACCTTTTCGGCTTGTTGCAACATCTGTTGTTGAGCACCTCCAAGAAACAGGGCACTGGTGGTGATTAATAATCCAATGGGGCGATCGGTCACGGGCCGATGTGAATAACAGTAATCAAGGGGCAGGTGTTCTCCGAATCTGTTGTGTAGTTTTGTACGCAATCTATTGGCATGCTCGGGCTCGTAAACAACAACAGACTGTCGTGCCACTGCTTCTGTATAATCCAAAACCGCGTCAAAGCCGTTGTTCTTGGCGTCAATGGCGGCGGGATTGATGCGAAGTTCTCTGTGCATTAGCAAATTATAAATGGCACTGCCCTGTGTGGCCATAATGGATTCGGCAATGGCTGGTTCCACAGTGTAGCCCAACACACTACTCATGTCCACCAAGTACAGCAGGCGATCTAGGCCAAACCCACCGTGATGCTGGATGTATTCACTGAGACTGTCTGGCGAGTTGCGTATGTCAAATTGATCGCCGCGTATATACAATTCTATGGCATAGGGCTGTGATTCAACTTGATGAATCTGCGTCATGAGTGCATACACAGAGGAGTCAATTTCAAAGCGGTGTTGGTTGGCCCAAGTGGTTAACCAACTTACATTGTATTCGGTTATGGCCGCTGTCCATACTCGACTATCTCGATCCCACCTCACAGCACCTTGACTGTGTTTGGCAAAGTCCCTTATGTTGCCAATGTAGTCATTGTTGAAGGGGAACCGTATCAATAATCTGTCACCGTCTCTTGTTAAAGAACAGGTGTAGTCCATTCGACGCAGGGGCAGTCTCCACTGAGGTTGACGAACTGGGTCGACGTCAACACCCTGACTCTGCAACTGTCGTTCGTATTTGAGTACAATCTTCACCAGCAGTTCGGCCTGACGTTCGGTCAAGGACTGCGATACTGAAACCGAAGTGGCCATGCTCTCCAACACTTTGACATCATACCTGGCCAAGTTGATTATGGGCTTGATGTCGGCCAACCACTGCGTAAGTAGTTTTCCGGTAACAGGATCTCTATGTCCCACTATCACTTCTAAATAATCTTCCACATGGGTAAATTGTTGCATAATGTATTATAACACAAACAGTTGGATAAAAAAAGCCCTGCGGTTAAGCAGGGCTATAAAACTGTGATTCAGGAGCTAGAGAGAATCACAGATAAAACACAATTCAATTACAATTCTACTACATCCATTGAGGCACCTTCGGCGTGCAATTTAGTTTTAAAATCTTCAAATACACTTCTAGTGTACGCACTCATGCCTTCACGACCTTTGTAACACTTGTATATCGAACCCGAATAACCAACCACATCATAATAGTCGCCTTGGTCAATCACCTGTTCAATACCCGAGTTCATTCTCCAGCTATCCGAACCGGCATATCCTCCGTACCAACTACCTAGTACCTTGCGAATTTGACCGTGTTCGCTGTTCATTTCCACTATGACCCAACGGTCTGGTGTATATTCACTCATTCGTCAACTCCAAAATCTCGGCGTATCCAATGGGCACAGTCTCGAGCTAGAGCACCGTCTCCGGGCAAGCCGCCACACTGTGCCGCCATCTCCTCGCACACGTCAATGCAGTGTTGCACAATCAACTCGGCAAACTGTTCCACAGTGGGTGCCAATGCTGTTTCTGATTCTCCAATGATGCCTGCTTGTTGAGCTAATTTGATAATTTGTTGGTTCATAATGTTCTCCAAAAAAGACTGCCGTTAAGCAGTCTTCATACATGTCACGGTTGCCATTGCCTTCCACTTTAATGGGAAGCTCTTACGCAAGTCTGCGATTTTAATTGCCATACGCAAGCTCATTTCACGGAACTTGTTTTTATTGGTTTCCATGAACTCAATGATCTCGTCTTGCACACATGGTTCAAAGTCGTAGTCGGCAAACAGTGCACCATCCTGTGCAATTTGTTTGATACGCAACACTTTATCACGCATGGTGTCCAAGGTCAAGTCCAAGTAGTGACATCTTGATTGTAATGCTTCCAAGTGATCACGCAACTTTTGACTCTTCATTGTGTCAAACTTGAGATTGGTAATGAACACTATACTGCCATGAAACTCAAACGAGTTTGGAACACCTTCACGGTTCAACATGTTGCTGTCACTCAACCAAGAAATTTTACGTTTCTTGCCCGAGTCCAAGGCACCTTTCAGCAAGTTCAATGCCACATCATCAACCAAGATACTATCACAGTCATCAAACACCAACATGCAGTTACTATCCGAATATTTGTACAGTGTGCAATACAAGCCCAATGCAGTACTACTGCCTTTGACAACTTCGGCTCTAAGACGCTTGCCTGAGATTTGATCAAACAAACAGGCCTTTTCCACGATGCGTTCTACACCGTAACTTTTACCAACTCCTGGGGGACCCGACACAATCATGGCACGGATATCGCCTGTGGTAGCGGCAGTGGTCATTTCATCTAAGATCTCAAATCTTTGACGAATACGCTCGATGGCTTCGGCATCGGTCTCTGGCACAGAATCCAAAGCTTCAGCTTCGGCCACCGGAGTATTGCCAGCATCAACATATTCTGCTTCGCTTACAAATTCATAATCTGTCATACCCGATACCTTTACACGAATCGCTTCTGGGAAACCAGGAAAAGCACCGCCATTTCTCACAGTGACATAGCCACCTTTGGCGGTAGTTTTATACTGCTCTACCAATTGGAAAATTTTACCACTAACATCATTGTGTCTATAAACACCTGATTTGATACGAATAAAACTGTTTGTCATACTAGCTCCTACTGTTGTTAATATACATATATTATAGCAGACCTGGAATTACTGGTCAACCGTTTTTGCCACTTTCATCATTTTAAGATTGCTATCTGTAGCACAAATTCTAACGCCATAGCAGTCGTTTTCACCGTAAATTACATCAATCCAAGGAACTGTTTTTTCTGCGGCATTTTCGGATAATGCAATATTTTTGATTGTACCAGTTAATTTACCAGCGGCACTAGTCCAAGTAATTTTATCATTAACATTTAATTTCATATTCAGCTCCTGTTGTTTAACTATACTAATATTATAGCAAATCCAGAATTCTGGGTCAACCAAACTGCACTATGAATTCACTGTGTTGAATGGGCTTAGATCTTCTTCAAACTCACTGAATTGGTCGGTGGCCACTAACTTTGTTGAAAACTCTAAACTTTCTGCCCAGGCTTGATGCTCGGTTTCTGAGGGAAATGCTGACGAATATTCTTCTTTGGGTATGGTGTTTGCATTGTTCATTTTTGCTCCCGATGATTGACGTAACTGCAAGTATAACACAACAAGAATTGTCAGTCAAGAAAAAACCCGCCCAAGTGTGCATCGAGGAGAGGCCGGGCGGGTGTGTCCTACTTATTTAACCGCAATTACATCATTGCGGGCATTTGTGGTTGAGGGTTTGCAGGATCTTTTGGTAAATCAAAGATTGCACACTCGGTTGTCAACAACAAACTGGCCACGCTGGCGGCATTGACCAGGGCAGTTTTAGCAACCTTGGTTGGATCAATAACACCAGCAGACAACATGTCCACATACTGCTCGGTGGCGGCATTGTAACCATATGCACCCGAGCCCGACGCAACTGCGTTCAACACCACGTCGGCACTTTCGCCGGCATTGGTCACAATGCAACGCAGGGGCTCTTCCATTGCACGTAGCACAATGTTGATACCGGCCTGTTGATCTGCATTGGCACCTGTTAGGTGTTCGATGGCCTGCTTGGCACGAATCAATGCAACACCACCGCCGGGAACAATGCCGTCTTCCACAGCGGCCTTGGTGGCATGCAGTGCATCATCAATGCGGTCTTTCTTTTCCTTCATTTCTACTTCTGTAGCAGCACCCACACGGATAACAGCAACTCCGCCGGCCAACTTGGCCACACGTTCGTTGAGTTTTTCTCTGTCGTATTCGCTGGTGGCTTCTTCCGCTTGTGTACGGATTGATTTCACACGAGCTTCAATGGCCTCGGCATCTCCAGCACCATCAATGATGATGGTGTTTTCCTTGCTTACTTCCACACGTGCCGCCATGCCCAAGTCTTCGGCTGTGATTTTTTCCAAAGTCAAGCCCAGTTCTTCAGCCACAACTCTACCACCGGTCAACACAGCAATGTCTTCCAACATGGCTTTTCTGCGATCACCAAAGCCTGGAGCTTTGATGGCACAGGTTTTGACAGTGCCACGCATGTTGTTAACAACTAGTGTTGCCAGGGCTTCACCTTCGACATCTTCCGCGACAATCAACAGCGGACGACCGGCTTTGGCCACTGTTTCCAACACAGGAATCAAGTCGCGGATGTTTGAGATTTTTTTATCAAACAACAACACAAAAGGATTGTCTAACTCCACTGTTTGCTTGTCTTGATTGTTGATAAAGTATGGTGATAAATATCCACGGTCAAACTGCATACCTTCAACAACATCTAATTCGTCTTGTAGACTTTTACCATCTTCCACTGTGATGACACCTTCTTTACCAACACGTTCCATTGCATCGGCAATCATTTTACCGATGGCAGCATCACTGTTGGCTGAGATAGTGCCCACTTGTGCAATTTCCTCGGCAGTGTCACAAGGTTTGCTGATACTAGATAATGCATCAACTGCGGCACGTGTGGCTTGATCAATACCACGCTTGAGGTCCATGGGATTTAAGCCGGCAGTGACAAACTTCATACCTTCTTTAACAATGGCCTGTGCCAATACAGTAGCGGTTGTTGTACCATCACCTGCATCAGTAGCAGTACGGCTGGCAACTTCTTTCACCATTTGAGCACCCATGTTTTGCAATCGGTCTTGCAATTCAATTTCTTTAGCAACCGTTACACCGTCCTTGGTCACCGCTGGGCCACCATAACTGCGTTCAATCACCACATTACGTCCCTTAGGACCCAATGTTACCTTTACAGCATTGGCTAGAATGTTTACACCTTCCACCATTCTACTGCGACTATCACTCCCAAATTGTACGTCTTTTGCAGCCATTGTTATTCTCCTTTAGTGACTAGTGCGAAAATGTCATCTTCGCGTAAAATTAATAATTCTTCCCCGTCAACTTTTACTGTTTGACCGGCGAACTTTCCAAATAATACTTGGTCGTTGACAGCAACATCGGGTGTGATAAATTCACCAGTGTCACTGTTGCGTTTACCGGGTCCAACAGCAAGAACAACGCCTTGATCGGCTTTTTCTGTGGCTGCATCCGGGATAACAATGCCGCCTTTGGTTACAGTGTCACTGTCAACCCGGCGAACTACGACCCTATCAGATAGCGGTTTTAGATTCATCATGATCTCCTTTAGTTAATGATTAAATTCTAGTTTATTGTTTTACTGCAAGAAAGTCAACCAGCTCCTGCTCGATTGACAAAAATATTTATCTCTCAGAAATACTGACACGTGGTTCTGGGGAAAAAGCACTCGTTTTGTTTCAGGGGTTTTATTTTGATAGTTTCCAACACTGTGCTGACTCCCAGACCCATGGCCAAGCTGTAGACAAAGTTTTGGTTGGCCATTACCAATTCGGCTCCGGCAACTACATTGGCCAATTCTAAGAAATTATCGACAGAGTAGTACGGAATGGCAACTCCAGTTACTTGTACAAAATCTTCATGTTCTGCAGAAGTTCCAATAAAAATACCATTGTTGACCAAGTCCGCATCAGCCACCATGCTTTGCCAAACAGCGTTGCCATTTGGACAACGGTAACGATGTGTACGACTGACTACAATGGGTTTGACTCGAACTGGATCTGCTTCTAACCAAGCTGTGTCGTAGTCCTGCATAGCAAATGGCAAGTTGAACGCACGATGATAGGCCTCAACATAGTTGCCTTCAAAGCCTCTAAACAGTGTGCCACGAAATCTATCTAAATCCACTGTGGGTTCAGCATCACCCTGACTCCAAGTAGCCACTGAGTCAATATAACTTTGTCGTTTGAGCAAAGGCTGTAACCAAGCATAATCCTGTTCAGTGAATCTACCTCTATGTGCTGGATCTACTTCGTCCGGTCTATAACCGTATTGTGCTACACATGATTCTATGTTGTTTAAGGCAACCAAGAACCGGCCCGGTGGCATTTTCTTTACAATAGATAAACTGTAAATTAAATCACCCAGTGTTCCAGAATGACGAAACGTATTAGATACTGTCATTGCGTCTCACACCTTTGTAGTCTGGCGACAGGTTTCTTTTTGCACTGGCGGCATCAACAAACCAACGTTGATTACTTCTGTACTGACTTTCTCGTTTAACAAACACCATGTCAACCTGTGCCAGTAACCCTGTTTCAGCAAAGCCGGTGTGTATGATGTCGTAGGTAACAAAGCCTTGTTCGGCCATAAAGTTCAAGTATTCAAGAAAGATTGGTTGCCCTACATATTGTTCCACTAGGCCAATTTCCAACAATACAAATTCAAAGTTTGGCAAACATGCAACTGCACCTTTGACCACTTCCAACTCTCCGCCCTGTACATCAATTTTAAGCAATGCAGGACCTGACAATTCAAACGCTTCCCACATGCTGTCCAGTGTAAATTGCGGGACTGTTCTGGCTCGCATTTCATAGTCACCGGCTTCGGCTTCCAGTGTAGTGAATCTACTGCTGCCACCCAGGTCAGTGGGCACGTTGAAAGTAATTTCACCGGTTTCTGCACCAGCCGCGGCCAACATGTAGTTACCGCGATAACGACGGCACAGTTGTTGTAGGCTGGGTTCAAATTCTACCAAGGGCTCAACAAACAGGTATTGGGCCTGAGGGAAATGACGATACATTTCCTCGGTGTCGGTGGCCACTCCAACATCAACCACTGTGGCAGGTGTAAATCCCTGTTGTTTTATAAATGTAAAAAATTCGTCCCAGTTTCTCAAATTATTCTCCTAGTTGTGTTAGTATGGCTGTGGTTATTTGTTTGGTATCAAAATTGTTGGTGCAGGGATAGTTGCCTTTTTCGCACACAATTTGTCTTATGGGTCTTGCTTGACGGTCATTACAACCCGCACAGTCTTCCAGTGTTGGAATGGCTGTGGCACGCCACATGTGGTCCTGGCGTCTATGTGGTACTATGCGTTCAGGTCGTAGGTGTGTGAGCAGGGCAACAATGTGTGTTGAACTTGCTGCCGCACACTGCATGGGGGCAGAATCAATGCCCACAAATGCCGCGGCATGGTCACAGAGATATTTTAATTGCTGACTGTTGTATCTATCACGTGCATCAAAGAACAAGGGATGATCCAGAGTGTGATCTGTTGCACCGCCCACTGTGACTATCCGAAAATCTGTACGTGCTGTGAATAATTGTGCAAATACATCGTACCATACCTCCAAGGAAATGTTCTTGGCACCCCAGTGCCAGTTACGCATGTGAACCACAATAAATTTTGCTTTGATATCCTGTAGATCTTGATCCACCAGGACTTTGTCTGTAGTGTCCGGGAACAGTTCCACACTGCGATTAAAATTTGTACTGCCAAACGCACGATAAAAATAACTGTCCACATAATGATTTTCAGGATTGACTTCGTAAGCGTCATCCAAGTTGATGTAAACATCATAACGTCCAGCTTCCACTGCTGCCATGGGTATTAAATTTCTCACATGTGGATTATTTCTATACACTTCCATGCAGTCTGTGGCCACATCAATGCCAGCATCTGCCCCGTAGCGTCTTTTCAATTCACGCACCACTCCGGTGGTCATAATGACATCACCAATGGCAGCACGCCGTTGTACTAAAATATTAAGGGGTCGTTCAATCTTCAATGGCCACTCCATTGGGTCCAAGTAAACCACGCAGTCCCATCACCGGGCATTGTGTAATCAACTCTTGGGGCAAATAGTAATACAGCATGTGTTCAATATCAAAATATCCACCAGCATCTAATCTCTGTGCCATGGCCACAAATCCACGCAGGTAACTGTCGATGACGGTCTGGGTTTGATCTGCTGGCCAACTCCATAATCTACTCATGTATTGATATTCCATGCCATCTGTTATTGAGGGAGGGAATTGGCTTGACTTGCGTTCCAACACCACAATGCGATCCGGCACTGTGTTGTAGTATTCGGGATCAAATCTTTCGGTCAATTGATAACGTCCCGACATTTTAAATATTCTATCAAACTGTTCAGGAATTTTAGCCGCTGTCATTTGTGACAGCAGTTCACCAAATATCATTACTTCTGTGGTATTTTTTACTATGTCCCAGTTGTTGGTGCTGTGGAATATACCTTGCACAGCTTCGTTTTCACTGAAATTATAGTAGTATTCCACTTGAGATTCTATAGTGGCGATTTGCTCGTTGGTGGAGGGAATACCGCCCATCTCCACAACAGCAATGCTGGCACCGGGACAATATCTGCGTATGGATTCTATACTGTCTAGTGTTTGGGTGAGTCGCTGAGAGTTTGAGTGTACGCCAAATTTGGTATTCAAGGCGCTGGTTAAAATAAAAAGTGGTTTCATAATAGTATTATATTTAAGTTCTCACCAAGTTGTCAAATATTTTTTAACCGTTGACTTACACAATGTTAAATAATATACTATTTCAATTACTACAGGATTTTTCAATGAAACTACTCGTAACAGGTGGAGCAGGCTATATTGGCAGTAAACTTGTACCGTACCTTGCCACTCAAGGACACACCATCACAGTGTTGGACCGTTTTGATTTTGGATGCAATGTTGAATCAACTACCAATGTCACAGTGACAGAAATGGACATATTTGATGCTACAGCCGATACCTATGCAGGGTTTGACGCTGTGATTCATTTGGCCGGACTCAGCAATGACCCAATGGCCAACTTCAAACCCAGTCATAATTTTATAGAAAACCTAGGCGGAACCAGTTTAACAGCGTATTTGGCCCGTGAAGCAGGTGTGCCTAAATTTATATTTGCCAGCAGTTGTAGTGTGTATGGCAGCAACGGACGCACTGTGAGTGATGAAATGATTACTCCACAGGTGGACTTCCCTTATGGTATCAGTAAGATACAAAGTGAGCACGGATTGAACTATTTGAGTAACAACCGATTCAAAGTAATTAATCTAAGACAAGCCACAGTGTTTGGTTGGGCGCCACGCATGCGTACAGACCTTGTGGTCAACACCATGACCAAGACCAGTATATTGGACAGTACCATTTATATCAATGACAAAAAGGCCTGCAGACCCTTGATCCACATTGACGACTTGATTCGTGTGTATGGTGAAGTTTTAGTGCATGAAGATTTACCCACAGTGATCAATGTCAGTGCCAAAAACTACAGCATAGGTGACTTAGCCACAGAAATACGCAGTACACTGTTGCCTAGAATTCCAAAACTAACCATCATCAACAACAGAGTTCCGGATCCTAGAAGTTATTTTGTTGACAATCGAGTGATGCAAGGCTTGTTTGGCCAGTGGGATTATGTTACAATTCCCAATGCAGTTGAGGAATTAATCTCCAAGATGCCGGTAACAGATCGAGCAGGCTGGAGTGAGCCCAACTACATCAACGTAGAAATGTACAAAAAACGCATCAGTCAAGGATAACAATGGAAGAAATATTAAGATTAGTTCGCGAATATATTAAAAATAAACAAGCCACACAAACGTGGACAGCAGGTCGAGATCTAGTACACTATGCAGGCGCACACTTTGACAGTGACGAGTATGCAGCCGCAGTGGAAAGTTTGCTCAAAGGTTGGTTGGTCATGGGCGATAATGGTATGCAGTTTGAACGAGAGTTCCCACAACAGTTTGGTAAAACTGGTGGTATCTTGACCAACTCGGGAAGTAGCAGTAACTTGCTGATGATGGCAGCATTGACCAGCAAGCGTGGATATAACTTTCCACGTGGCACCAAAGTGTTGATGCCCATCGCAGGATTCCCCACTACACTGAATCCAACATTGCAAATGGGATTTGAGCCGGTGTTCTTGGATATTGAACTGGACACACTGAATTTAGATTTAACACGAGCAGAAGATTTAATTCGCGAACATGATATTAAAATTCTTACATTTGCTCATGTGTTGGGTAATTGTCCCAACATGGATGATGTAATGGCCTTGGTCAAGAAATACAATTTGGTATTCTTAGAAGATTGCTGTGATGCACTGGGCAGTACATTCAACGGAAGAGCCTTGGGCAGTTATGGCTTAATGGCAAGTTGTAGTTTTTATCCTGCACACCACATGACCATGGGCGAAGGTGGCTTTGTTGCTACCAGTGATCCACAAACTGAAATTATCCTACGCAGTTTCCGTGAGTGGGGTCGTGGTTGTTATTGTGTGGGTCCTGTGGCCAATAAATTAAAATGTGGTACTTGTAACAAACGATTCAACAACTGGATTCCCACATTACCAGATGAGATCTTTGATCACAAGTTTGTGTATGATGAAATTGGATATAACCTAAAACCCATTGAAGTGCAGTGTGCCATGGGTATGCAACAACTTAAAAAGTTACCAGAGATTCATGCACTACGCAAACGCAACTATCAGTTACTGTTTGACATTTACCAAAAGTACGAAGAGTTTTTCCATTTACCAAGAGCACAAGCAGGTGCGGATCCCAGTTGGTTCGCTTTCCCGCTGACCATACGTGCTGGTGCACCATTCACTCGCAATGAAATTGTAGACTATTTGGAAGAAAATTTAATTCAAACCCGTCCATACTTTGCCGGTAATATTATGTTGCAACCGGCCTACAGTCATTTAATGAATCCTGTGGATGCTAAAAACAATTTCCCAGTGGCCACACATGTCATGACCCACAGTTATTTCCATGGTGCCAGTGCTGTGATCACTCCTGAGCAGATTGCGTGGATTGGTGAACGAGTTGATGGATTTATGAGTTTATACAAATAAGGAATATTATGAATGATGTTGAACGCAGAGTAGTTGATATTAGTTACCAGCATAAGATTGGACATTTGAGTTCAACTTTAAATGCAGTTAATATCATTGAAGAGATTTATCAGAACAAAGGCCCAAACGAACCGTTTATCCTAAGTTCAGGCCATGCAGCCTTGGCTTGGTATGTGGTCTTGGAAAAGTATGAAGGACAAGATGCTGAACATTTATTTGAAAAGCATGGACTTCATCCACATAGAGACGTTGAGTCAGGATTACCTTGCAGTACTGGCAGTTTAGGCATGGGACTCACAGTGGCTGTGGGCTATGCACTGGCCAATAGACAGCGCCGTGTGCATTGTTTAATCAGTGACGGCGAGTGCGGTGAGGGATCAATTTGGGAAGCATTGAGATTTATATATGAAGCCAAATTGGATAATCTAGAAGTCTACGTCAATGTCAACGGCATGATTGCTTACGATTTTATTGACAAAGAATATATTTTTACAAGACTACGTGCATTTTTGCCAAGAGTCAACATCCGCGAAACAGAGCCACCCAATTGGCCGTTTGCACAAGGTGTACTCACACACTACTACGTTTTAAAACCAGAGGACTACGCACAACTATGAGACCACGTTTTGGAGAATTACTAGCAGACTCAATAGAAAAAGACAAAAGAATTTATCTATTGGCCGGAGATGTAGGATTTGGTGTACTGAATCGGTCAAGAGAAATTGCACCAGATCGTGCCTACAACATGGGTGCTGCCGAACAACTGATACTGGGCACTGCTGTGGGGCTAACACACAACGGTGCCATTCCCATTTGTTACAGCATTACACCTTTTATTATTTTTAGACCCTATGAGTGGTTGCGTAACTACTTGAATCACGAGTTGGCTCCTGTTAAACTGGTGGGATCGGGTAGAGATCGAGATTACGGACACTTGGGATTCAGTCACTGGGCCATTGATGACGAGGCAGCACTACAGGTATTTCCAAACATTAAAATTTACAAGCCCCGAGACAGTGCCGAACTGGAAGCAATTTGGGAAGAGTTTTTATACAACGACAAACCTTGTTACTTGAATTTGTCAAAAGCCAGCTAAAGGAAACAATTATGGCAGTTTATGACTGTATGCATTACTGGATCGAAAACGATCTATTGGAAATTAGATTTAACGAACACTGGGACCATGTTGATAAATTTGTCATTGTGGAAGCTGGAGAAACACACACTGGATTGCCCAAGCCATTCAATTTTGATCATGAGCGATTCGCTCCCTACGCTGAAAAAATTATATATAGAAAATTTGACACGTTTGATCAAGCATACTTAGATTATCCGCACTTGGTAGATGAGTTTGTAACTTTAGATCGTGGTGAGGCACAAAGCAGTGCCGACTGGGGAAGAGATCATTTCCAATGTAATTTTATTCTACAGGCCTTGATGGATGCCGGCGCCACAGATGATGATATAGTATATGTAAGCTGTCCAGACGAGTTGTTGCGTGGTGCTACTTTTGAAACAGTTCGTGCCGCACTGGAACCTGTCACTGACCATGCCAACATGCCTATTATCATGTTCAAGTACATGACTTATGGGTACAAGTTTAATTTGTTGCATAAAAGTTGGGAAGAGTCAGATTCGTCCGGTATGGTATCAAAGTTGTCCACTTACAAAAAGCGTTTGCCAGCTACCCTGCGTGATCAACGTATTTGCACTCACTTGATCAACAATGCTGGATGGCATTTTACATTCATGGATCAGAACGGTGGCGAAGATATTCTAGCCAAACAACGTGCATGGGCTCACAGTCGTGACCATGATCCAAAACACACTAAATTAAAGTTCGACAACACCACTAGAGAAGAAGCCCTAGCTAGATTTTTAGCTGACTATCATTTAGTAACAGTGCCAACAGAACCTGGTATGCAACCACAATACATTTTAGATAATTACCAGCAATTTAAAAATTACTTCAGCGAATAACAGGATCCTATATGCATGCCGTTGCTTCAATTAACTTAGAAAACTATCAAGACCTAGCCGACTTGACTGACGCACCCAAGCGTGAGTATTGTGAACGTTGGGGTTATCAATTTCACGTGTTGCGTGATTCACACTACAGTCCTGTCATGGGCTTTAATAAAATTCACTACATGTTAGACTTGTTAAACACACATCCGGACATTGACTGGTTGTTGTTTACCGAATGTGATGCTACAATAACTAACTTAACTGTCAGCATTGATGACAAGATTGATGAAGGTTATCATTTTATCATGCCCGTGGACAGATTGAATCTAAATGCTGGAAATATTTTAGTACGCAACTCACCACAAGGGCGTGGCTATTTGCAAATGATTTTAAATCATGAAAGTGAATACGCTGAAGCCGAATGGGCAGAACAGCAGGTCATCATTGACAGTATTGAGGATTACACCGACATAGTTAAAATTGTACCACAGAAATACATGAACAGTTACGTACAAGCACCATATGATTACTGTGATGTGCGTTGGGATATATTTGGTCTCAGTGGAGAATGGACACCAGGTGATTGGATTGTGCATTGGCCTGGATTACACAAGCCTGTACGCATACAGCAGGCCACAGAGATGTTGACGAGAATCACAAGATGAAAATATTAATTACAGGCACTTCGGGATTTATTGGCAAGAGTTTTCAAGAACACTTTGAGCAAACCCATGAAGTTGTTGTATGGGGTAGAGATTCCATATCCTTGACTGCGGCATTGAATTTATATCAGCCCAAATTAATATTGCATTGTGCGGCTGAGATTTACAATGCCGATGTTATGCAACAATCTAACATTGGCCTAGTGTACGAAATACTGGAATGGCAAAGACTCAATCCTGTTGCTAGAATGATCACCATTGGCAGCAGTGCCGAGTACGGTCCTGTGGATCGTGCTACCTGTGAAACAGATAGAATCAATCCGCAGAATGTGTACGAAGCTACCAAAGGTGCTGCCACGCTGTTGTGTCAAGGTTATGCTAGACAGTTTGGTATACACACCTGTGTGGCACGTATCTATTCAGGCTATGGTGCATATGAACGCCCACGCAGACTGTTTCCCACCCTGTACCGAGCATTCTTTAAAAATGAACCAATGACTATTTTTGAAGGTGTACATGACTTTATCTACATCGAAGATTTCATTCGCGGCATTGAAATATTAATTAGACATGACTGGGCTCCAGGGGAACTTGTTAACTTTGGTTCAGGAGTCCAAACTACCAATTCACAAGTGTTGGCGGCATGGGAAAGAGTAACAGGACGACAGGCTCCGGTTACATTCAAAGACTCGTTTATGCGGGCACATGATACACTGGTATGGCAATGTGACACAGCTTATGCAAAAGAAAAGTATGGATTTGAAACACAGTACACCTTAGACGCAGGTATAGCAGATATAATCAAGAGACTACAATGAATAAATTACAACGAAGAATATTAGAAATAACTTACCAAGAGCGACAAAGCCATTTGAGCAGTTGTTTAAGTGCCGCCCCAATCTTGGAAGAAATATACGCCACTAGACAAGAGGATGAAGTAGTGATTCTCAGCAATGGTCACGCAGGACTTGCCCTGTATTGCGTACTTGAAGAACGATACGGAGTTGATCCAGTTGCCATGTTACATAAACACGGCATACACCCCAGTAGAGATTTAGACAATCACTTGTATTGCTCCACTGGTAGCTTGGGATCAGGTTTGCCTATTGCCATTGGACATGCCTTGGCCACTCCAGAAAAACAGGTCTGGTGTATGATCAGCGACGGAGAAACTGCAGAAGGTAGCATTTGGGAAAGTTTAAGATTTATTGCTGACCATCCTGTGGACAATTTACAAGTATATGCCAACATCAATGGCATGGGTGCATATGACATGATTGACGTGGATCCATTGGTTGCACGTTTACAAGCATTCCTACCAAGAATCAATATCAGACTCAGTGAACCAACTGACTTTGGATTTATTCAAGGTTTAAAAACGCATTACCACGTACTCAATGAACAAGAATATCGGAGTCTATTATGAGATTTACATTTGCAAAATTGTTGTTAGAAGAAATGAACAGTAACTCTCAAGTTAGACTGATCACAGCCGATCTAGGCTACGGCATACTGGACACGGTTCGCAACACACACCCTACACGCAGTTACAACGTAGGTGCGGCCGAGCAACTCATGCTGGGAGCTGCCATTGGCATGGCTCAAGAAGGGTTGATTCCAGTATGCTACTCCATGAGTAGTTTTGTATTGTATCGTCCATTTGAATTTATTCGTAACTACATGAACTACGAAGGCACAGCAGTTAAACTGGTAGGCTCGGGTAGAGATCAAGATTACGAACACGATGGTATCAGCCATTGGGCACACGACGATGCTGCTGTGTTGGCCTCTGTACCCCGTGTACGAATGTACAAGCCCGAGACTCGAGAAGAACTTGTTGACATATGGCCCGAGTTCATCAGCAATGCCGAACCCTGTTACTTGAATCTCAAACGTAAAAGTTAATAAATCTACCGGGTCTCGACTACCCAATAAATACTACATCAAATATGGAAAATCGAGTCTGTCATCAAGACCTTGAACAGGTCAAAGTGGTAAGCAAGCCGTGGGGCCAAGAAAAATGGTTACAACCTACTGGTGGCAATCACACCTACGCTCTCAAAGAAATCATTCTCAATCCTGGCTATAAAACCAGCCTACAGGTACATCAATTCAAAGCAGAAACCAACTATATACTAGAAGGGTCGGGTGAAATGATGTACTATCGTCATGCATTTGATTGCAAACGCTATATTGCCGGTGCTTACACTGCTGAAGAAATTGCCGACATTGTCAATAACTTAACTGTGATAACCTACGGTCCTGGCAGTGTGATGACTATAGAACCTGGTACCATACACAGAATGAAGGCAACGACACAGTTACGCTTCGTTGAAGCCAGCACCACAGAACTGGATGATGTAATCAGACTGCATGACGATGCCAATAGAACACACGGCCGTATAGAACAAGAACATAATAAATGAAACCATTAACAGTATTAATATTGGCCGCTGGATATGGCCGACGCATGGGCCCTTTTAGTCGCATCATAAACAAAAGCCTAGTTCCTTACAACAATAGACCTTTGATCAGTCATATATTTGATCAATTTGACAGCTCCACTACACAATTTGTTGTGGCATGTGGACACATGGGCTCACAGGTCAAGGACTATGTTGGTGCGGTACACACAGATAAATGTGTGGTGTTTGTGGATATAGCAGACTATGCCGAAGATCACACTGGTCCAGCCACCACCATACAACACTGTCAAGAATATTTAACCGGTGCATTCATGTGGGTCAGTTGTGACACTGTATTTGAATTTGATTATCAAGACAAGTTAGATCACAATTGGATTGCAGTACATCCAGTGGACAGTACAGTGAGCCAAGACTACTGTTGGGTAACAAGAAACGGCGAGGCCATTGTGGATGTAAAAAACAAACAGGTGAGTGGCCATGCTGTTGATGCATTCATTGGTTTAATGTACTGCAAAGATAAAGAATATCTTAATAACTTGATTGCTGTGAAAGCCCGTGCACCACACGAAGGATTTGGGGGATTAGATCTACAGGCACACACAGTTGCACACTGGTTAGACTTTGGTACATTTGAAAAATGGCAAGAGCTAACTGTTGATAATCCCGAAACTGGATTTGCCAAAACTGATGAATTATTTTATGTAGACAACCATCAGGTTATTAAATTCAATGCTGATGCAGAGTTGGCCGAAAGAAAATTAACCAGAGCAGAACTCAATGCCGGCTGTATGCCTGCAAATGTTCGTGCTGCAGGACAGTTTCTTGTGTACGATCGTGTGCCCGGCGGTACCATGTATGAATATGCTAGTCCCGATCTAATGGATCAATTATTGACTTGGTACCAGACTGCTGTTTGGAAGCCTCGTTGGTTTCCAAACATTGAACAATATTGTAAAACATTTTATCAACAAAAAACACAGGATAGACTACAACAGTTTAGAATAAAGTATCCCGAATGGGACGAACCCTCTGTGATAAATCAACGAACAGTTAAATCGGCTGATGAGTATGTTGCAACAATTGATTGGCATTACTTGTGCAACACAGTGGAGTGGAGATTCGTCCATGGTGATGCTCATTGGGACAATGTAATTTACAATCCTGCAGACAGTTCATTTACTGCAATTGATTGGCGCACTGACTTTGCTGGCAGTAACTATGGCGATGTGTATTATGACCTAGCCAAAATGAGCTGTGGTATATCATGTGATTTCCAAAAATTAAAAAATAACGCTGTTGGTTATGTAGAATCTGCAGACGGTGTTGCCTTAGACATACCGGCTGTAGATCAGTGCAGTTTATATCAAGAAAAACTGCGAAATTGTACAGAAAAGATGGGATTAGACTGGCGTAAGGTGCAATTATTAGTGCCGTTAATTTACTTGAACATCAGTGCCCTGCATGGTGAACCCTATGATAAGTTTTTATTCAATTTGGCTAGATTAAAATTTGCGGAGTACTTGGATGGAATTTAAATTAGGTTTTGGGCCAATGAGTGAAGTAATTGTTGATACCTTGGCACAACATGCCAGAGATCACCAACAACCCACCATGATCATTGCCAGTCGTAACCAAGTGGATGCGGACTCGGGTTATGTAATGACCACACAGCAGTTGGTCAATCAGTTACAGCCTGTCACCAGTGAATATTTAAAAATATGTAGAGACCACTGTGGTCCATACTTTTTAGACAGTGAACGCAACTTGGGCATACGAGCAGCTGTGGCCGCAACCAAACGCACCATAGCACAAGATATCGAATCAGGATTTGATTTAATACACATTGACACCAGTAGATGTGATCAAGAATATCACATTGCCGACGAGTTAATAAATTTTTGTTTGAGATTAAATCCCAATATTGAATTTGAGTTTGGTACCGAAGAGAACATTGGAGTTGCTGCCAGCGCCGCCAAGTATCAAGTTGATGTACAGTTTGCTGCACAGTTTCCCAACATGCAATATGTAGTGGCACAAACCGGTAGCTTGACCATGGAAGATCGTCAGGTTGGCAGTTTTGATGTGGGCATGGCTCAAACCTTGGTCAACTATGCCGCAACTGCTGGTGTGAGACTTAAAGAACACAATGCCGATTACCTCACCGCAGAACAAATACAATTGAGACGAGCCGCAGGTGTTCATGCACTTAACATAGCACCACAGTTGGGTGTTGTGCAGACTAAAACTATTTTGTCATTGGCCGATGAATTTGGCGTAGATGCCACAGAATTTAAACAGGCTGTGTTGAGCAGTGGCCGTTGGAATAAATGGTACATCAGTGGTGATGATGAATTAAAAGTTGCTGTGGCAGGACACTACTGCTACCATACTCAAGAATTTTTAGAATTAATCGAACAACTACATTTAATGACAGACTGGGAAAGTAGTGTCAAGACTGCCATTGCCAACATACTAACTACATACTATGATAATATTCGTTAACTGCAAAATAACCGACGTTAAACGTCCCGGGTCACCTAACTACGATAGATTTAATCTACCACCGGTGCCAAGATTTGACGTGGCAAGATATTGTTTTGCCAGCTTTGCTCCACTGGCACCCATTGTTAGCAGATTTATCTTTTATCTTGAAATGGCAGATGGATATGCTGGACAAGAAGCAGAGATGGAAGCATGGTTACGCAGTACGTTACCCGAAGATAAACTGAGTTTATACTGGCACAGATGCAACAACATCAGTGCGTGGCGCCAGGCCGCAGAAGAAATCAATGCCATTGATGATGACATGGTATATCCTGTTGGCAACGATGATCATGCGTTTATCGACAGTGATATTGAATTATTCACACAAGGTATAGAGGCTGTCAAACGGGATCCAGATCCCTATGCAGTGCTGATGACTGGACACTATCCTGAGTTTATGCGTTACGCCAGCAGACTGGGTGGACATTTAGATAGCAGTGGCAACTTTGTAGTGTTTAATGATTTGAATTTTGATGCCATGCGAGTGATGAAGAAGGACTATTTCAATTGGCATTTAACTGCCATCACAGATGACAGTATATTGTTGTTTAGAACCGAAGGTTGGTTTTGTTTGGGACACACGTATCCAAGGAATACTATATACTTGGCCGGGCGGGAACAGTTTAGACACTTTGATGGATTTTTTCATGTGGGAGTTACGCCAGAAGTATTTCCAGCGTTGGAAATTCCTCCAAGATTTTTTCAACGTGAGATGCATGTTAGATTTGGATTTGATGATATAGATAGATCTGCAGTGAATGTCAATCCCTGCACAGAGAGATTTAAATCTGTAGACTGGGAATCTGGAGTTGAATTTAAATGTATGCTGGAAGATTTACCAGTGTTCTGGCAACCGTTTATAAAAGAAATCTCTGTCAATCCCGAGGCAGATCGTGTTGCTATGATTGTAGCTAGAAATGAACAATACACAAAAATGATGAATTGTTCATTGGGGTCATATCAAGGTGACTTCAATGAATCCAATCTCAGTCCCCAGTCCTGGATACAGAATCAAATGTTAAAAACAACTTTCTAATAGAACCAGTGTGTCCAGTACATCACCTGTGTGATATATAGCTTGACCACCTGCACCACGCCATTCCTCAATGTTACTGGGTCTATCATCAATTAAAATGTCAAGGGGTTGGCAATGTTTCCATTTGTCATTGCTGTAGGGACCAAACCACACAGGGATACCGGGAAAGTATTGATTGGCCCAGGCTATCTTATCCCAAAAGGCCCACGGGAAATCATTTTGATGAGGCACAGCAGTTAAGAACTTTAAATCCCACTTGTGTTGTTGTGCCATTGCCTGTGCTGCACTTACTAATAATTCTGCATTGGCACACAGTGGCAACTCCTTAAATAATCTAGGATGAGCTAAAACTTTAGTCCAATCCTCTTGAGTGTAGGGCTCAAAGCCCAGCTGATGGCGTCCCAGTATTGGATCTACACAGGCATTCCAATCGGCTACTACGCCATCCATATCTAAGTAAATGGTATTCATCCTACGATATATTATTCTGTTGTTTCGTCGCGAGCCACACGTTCACCAAGATACTGTTTGACCACACGAACCAACTTACGTTCAGTGTCGTAGACAAATTCTTGTGTATCTTCTTCGGTATTGACTACCAAAATAAAACCATTTGCTGCTCTGCGGATTTCTAAACTTTCAAACATAGTGATTCCTTTAGTGTTGTGATACTACAATTATAACACAAAAATCTTGTTGTGTCATGACTTATCTACCACGACCGGCAGATTTTTTAGCCGGTTTGTTAGCCTGTACCTGAGCGCCAAATCGAGCTTTTTGTACTGGTGCCGTTCGAACCCCGGGTATGCTTGGATTGGCGGCGGAGTTTTTGGCGGCCTGTGC